GATCCTACTCAGCCAAGAATATCTAATTGGTACAAAATATTTGCCTGGACACCCAAAAAATTAACAAACGGCCGAAGAGTTTGGTTAAAATATATCTATAAAAGAGATATAGTTATAGACTGGATGCCTCCGGCATATCCTGCCAAAAAGTACTTTAGTGTACAATACACTGACATAAATGGTGTAATAAAAGACAAATTAATCCAGAAAAACCGGTAAAAAGGTTGACCTCAACCCTGTAATTTGCTATAATATATACATAATTTAGCAAAAACAGACGGTAGGAGGTCTTTATGCAAAACTTAAATACAACAAATCAAAGCAAAGATAAAATTACAGCACCACTAGGTTACTGGATTAGTTCGCTTACTTTGATTGACAAGGCATTGCCTAGTTACAATATCCAACTTACTGGATTAGAAAGCATGTGGTACAATCACGAAGAAAACATTGATCACCCAGAAGGTAGCGAATACCCAACTGGTGTCAATACTGCTCACAGAAATGTGATGGTAAAAAGAGTATGTGATAGTGTTTTTGCTAGAACAGGCATTAACCCTGCAGATTATTCAAGTGTTATTCATGCAAGTACATCACCTGGTAGAAACAAAGATGGCAGTTTCAGAGATGATGTTGTTGAAGGTAGATATGTTTTGAGGAATGTGTAATGGAACTTTTAGAAATTAAACAAGCAATTAAAAACAGTAACTTTAGTTTGTCAGAACTTAACGAACTAAGTGCATTTACCAATTCTGTTAAAACACTTAATGCTAAAGCAAGTCTAAGTGTCGGCGACAATGTATTTGTTGTTCAAAAAACAAAACGCACACCTGGTGTTATTACCAAAGTGAATGTTAAGAAGGCCATTGTAGATATGCGAGGTCGTTCATATAGTGTTCCACTTTCAATGATAGAGGCCGCTTAATGAATATACAAAAAGCAAAAACAGGTAAATGGTTTGAGGATCAGTATAGTCTTACTGATCTTCTTTCATTGTCAGTAGCAGTAAACAGAGTAAATGGTGGTTACATCAAAAAGGATGCCAACATCGAAGAAGATGAAAATGGTTATCAAAAGAAATTGCCTAACCTTTTTATAATCAATAACCATCTAGGTATTGAGAAATTTAAAACAAATAGTATTAAAAGCACTTTATCTAAATATTATAAAGATGTCGAAGTTATTGATTCTGATAGTGACAATGTTGCTCACATGATTAAATACTTCAAAGGTCTAAGTCTTAAAGCAATTAAAAGAGATATCAGTGACTTTGAAAGAACCATACTTGGTCTTATTAACAAAGAGTTTGTGCAATATAAAGATATTGGTATTATTGCTAGTTTGCCTAGTGTTTATGAAAATGGGCAGAAACAACGTGCATTTAATAAAATGGAAAAAGAACTTGCACAACACAGTCGGTATGTTGGAACGTTACATGATCGTGAAACATTTAATCTTGAAATACTTCACAAGAAATTTATATGGAGAAGTAACAGTTACTTGTATGTTGCCAAAGAAGGTGATCACAATATTGTAAAATTCTTTTCATCTACTAACGGTCCTGAGGTAGGCGATATTGCATCACTTACAGGGTATGTTAAAGATCATACACAAGGCAAGATGTCACGTGGTAAAGAAACTTACTTGAATAGAGTTAAGTTTTCCTAAGAGTAGCAATTAAATAAACCATGACCCTTTGCATAGTATCTGGCTCTACTGTTAGGTCCGGACAACTATGCCAACCTTTACTGCTTCTTGGTAATATGTATGCCCTATTAGGTATGTAAGGCATTTGGTGCCCCATTCGTACTAATTTACTATCCTCTCCAAAGGTAGGATCTAATCCTTCATCGATTGCCCGATCATACGCACAATCAACCTCCCAAAACATTGTACCAGTATGTGCAAATTCATCGTTGTCTGCTAATGAATGCTGAACTGTATAATAATAGGAAGGGTGGTCTACATGCACATCATGAACAGAATTTTTGTTTGTGTCCATCCACATAAAAGGTTGATTAATGTTTACATTACTTGACATATTCATAACATTACCTATTGCATCTAAAACCTCTTGGTTATTATATACATATTCTGTGGCTATTTGTAATGCTTCTTGCGATTCATCTGGACTAATATGATAGCCGTGTCTGCCTGGTAATTCTTCGTTTTGCCAATTATTCCATGGTATGCAATTTTGTACCTGTGCGTACAAATCTGGATGCATAAAGTTATCAACATCCATTACATGTAGTTTGTCTGTTTCTATTGGTGCTGTATCAAGTATCCTATCTACAGTCCATTTAGTATATTCTGTACTCATACATATATTTATAAAAAAGATAAATATAGTTAAGTCCTAATAGGATTTGACTACATGTTTACATGTAGACTAGCAGAATGCTAGACAAGTACATATTGGAGAGCAGTAACGAATGGCAATCATAATGAATGCCAAAGGTACCTCGCAAAGCAGTTTTAGAATCGGAAAACGCGGTTCTAGAATATACGGGACATCTGACGCACCCAGTGACGTCAATCATATCTCGACAGGTGATCTTTGGTTCGATTCTAGTAATACATTACTTAAAATAGCAACCGTTTCAGACGGTAGTGTAGCATGGAGCAAACTCACTGTAGGTGATGCAGACACATTAGATACTATTAATAGTACAAGTTTTGCCAGAGTTGATACAGATAATACCTTTGCAAATGATGTTACCATAACAGGTAATTTAATTGTAAACGGTACACAATCTATAATCAATACCGAGACTCTCAATATTGCTGACAATGAAATAGTTTTAAACAGCGACCTTCCTTCAAACCAACCCGCAACTGCTAACGCAGGAATATTAATTAATCGTGGTAACGAAAGTAACGTTTACATTCGTTGGGACGAAGAAGAAGGCGAATGGACAGTTAATGGTCAAACATTTAGTGCTGGTGCTTTTGTTGGTAACCTAAGTGGTAATGTAACAGGAAGTATAGCACCAAACGGTGCACCTAATGTTGTTAAAGCAAATACATTAATTGTTAATGGTGTTTACACAATGCCAACAGCAGATGGTAGTGCTAACCAAGTATTAACAACAGATGGTAGTGGTACAGTAAGTTTTGCAAATGTAGATGCCACCCCAGCAGGTAGTAATACAAATGTACAATATAATGACAGTGGTTCATTAGGTGGTTCAACTGCATTTACATATAATGAAGCAGAAGCAAAACTATCAGTAGGTGGTACTGTTTCATCAATTTTATTTGAAACCGTAAGTGATTACGGTGCAATTACAGCCTCAGCAACAGACAGTTTAGACTATGGTAATTTAACAGATTCAGTAGTTGCACTGGTCAACAGTGACTATGGCGTAGTTGAAACAAGTGGAGGACCAGTTGAGTTTCCACGATATGCAGTTTTATCAGTACCTGATGCATCTGCATACATTGGGCATATGATTTATGTAACCAATGACACAGGGGGTCCAGTAATGGCATTTAGTGATGGCACTAACTGGAGAAGAGTAACAGACAGAGCAGTCATAAGTTAGTAGGAGAACATAAATGGCAGACGAAAGTAATACAGCAATACATCATCCGGCTGATACAAATGGAGATGGAAAGGTTTCAAAACAAGAAGAGCAAATGTTCCTAGAGTTCAAAAGAAAAGAACTGGAAGATTTAGATGCAATGAGAGATGCTCAACGTAGCATGGCTTGGTTCGCACTAAGTGGTATGCTTTTATATCCATTTGCTGTAGTAATTGCAGTATTGGCTGGACTAAATCAAGCAAGTGAGATACTAGGCGATATGGCCGCTACATACTTTGTAGCAGTAGCAGGTATTGTTGCCGCCTTCTTTGGTGCTCAAGCATTTAGTAAAGGTAAGTAATTACTATGGTAGATAAGGTAAGAAAACACTTTGTAAGAATAGTCGTAGAGGATGAAATATCACGTGATGATATTGTAGACTTCTTTGACATAGTACAAAGTGTTGTTCCAACCAAAGTATTTTCATCATTTGATGGCAGTGGCAACAAAGTAAAAGCAGAAGTTGTACATTACGAATCAGATGATGTTCAAGTATATGAGGTATTAACACAAGATGACATTAGTGCAGAAGAAGGTACGCAGATTGCGAAAATTCTTGCAGAGGAATTAGATGTACCTGATTGGGACTTTGAGGCCAGTACTGAATATTAGTACTTGACCACATTACTTATTTCTAGTATAATACTTTAGATAATTATTAACATACACACAGGATTTATATGGCGTTCAACAAAACATTCAATCAAGAAGAAGTCGCAAGACTTAAAAAACTAGTTCAGGAAGGAGACCAAGTCCTTTATGAAGTAGAATCACTCCAAGTTGGTTTAAGAGAAACCGTTAAGGCAATAGCAGAAGAAATGGATATTAAACCAGCAGTCCTTATGAAAGCAGTTAAAGTTGCTCATAAGGCATCATTTACCGATGAAACAGATAAGTTTGATGCACTAGAAACTATTCTAGCCGCAGTTGGTAAAGACCACTTATAAAACAGGACCAATAAACTAAAAACAGGTTGACAATATAGTTCTATCTGTTATACTACTAATATGAGTCTGACTATAGAAAAGGTATATTTATTTGACATGCAATGGACAGATGATGCTGACTATGAGCACATCTTTGAAGATAGGTTGCATGACACAATGATTCCTTTCTTTGCATTTGGTGAAGAAGCAACCTTTTCTAAAGAAGTAGACTTTGAAAGCAGTTATAAACCAGTTGCAAAAGTATATGCAAAGTTTATAACAGAGGCAAGCAAATATAAATTTATGTTAAAATATTCGGACAAATTAAATGAGTTACGTTGACGCAGTTTTTGAACAGAACAAAGGCATAGTAAGAGTAGTCGAGCGAACAAAAGAAGGCGAACGTAAGATCATTGATCACCCTATGCGGTACTACTTTTATGTAGATGATCCAAAAGGCAAACAGCATAGTGTATTCGGTGACCCAGTTAGCAAGATTACAGCAAACAACTGGAAAGACTTTAAACGCAATGTAGCACTATATCAAAACAAACAAACATACGAAAGCGACCTAAAGCCTGTTAATAGAGTATTAGCAGATCATTACTTGGGTGTTGATGCACCAGACTTACACAAATGCTTTTTTGATATTGAGGTAGACTTTGACCCTGAAAGAGGTTATAGTTCTCCTGAAGATGCATTTATGCCTATCACTAGTATCAGTGTTTACTTAGACTGGATGGATAAAATAGTATGTTTAGCAGTTCCACCTAAAACACTTAATTGGGAACAAGCACAAAAGATTGCAGATAATGTAGGCGATACAATACTATTTGGTGGCGAGAAAGCAATGTTAGATGCTTTCCTTAGCCTCATTGATGATGCTGATATACTAAGTGGTTGGAACAGTGAAGGTTATGATATTCCTTATACCGTAAACAGAATTATCAAAGTACTAGGTAAAAGCGAAACAAGGCGTCTGTGTTTACTTGATAAGAATATTGTTAAAAGAGAATACATCAATCACGGTAGAGAAACACAAACATATGATCTAGTAGGTCGTGTGCATTTAGACTATATGCAACTGTATAGAAAATACAACTACGAAGAACGCCATAGTTATAGACTAGACTACATTGGCGAAATGGAAGTAGGTGAAAAGAAGGTTGTATATGATGGTTCGCTTGATAGACTTTACAATCATGACTTTGAATTGTTTTTAGAATACAATATTCAAGACACAATGCTACTTAAAAAGTTAGACGACAAGTTACAATTTATTAGTCTTGCTAGTGAGATTGCTCATCAGAATACAGTATTACTTCCAGTAACAATGGGAGCGGTACAAACAATTGACTCTGCTATTATCAATGAAGCACACAGACGCGGTATGGTTATACCAGATAGAAAGCGAAACAAAGATTCTGAGAATCCATGGGGGAATACAGTTGCAGGTGCCTATGTGGCATTTCCTAAGAAAGGTATGCATGAATGGGTAGGATCAATGGATATAAACAGTCTGTATCCAAGTGTTATTAGAGCATTGAATATGGCTCCTGAAACTATTGTTGGGCAACTAAGACAAGAGTACACAGACAAAGAAATTACAGAAAAAATGCAAATTGAGAAGAAGTCATTTGCAGATGCCTGGGCAGGTAAGTTCGGTACAAATGAATATGAAATGGTAATGGCTAAAGATATTGATAAGCCACTTATATTAGATTTAGAAGATAAAAGAGAAGTTAGTGTCAAAGGTGCTGATGTATATAACATGCTGTTTAACAGTGATGAGCCTTGGTGCATTAGTGCAAATGGTACTATATACAGAACAGATGTACAAGGTATTATACCAGGACTATTGGAGAGATGGTATGCAGAAAGACAAGAGTTACAGGCTAAAAAGAAAAAAGCAACAACGCCAGAAGACATAGCATTTTGGGATAAGCGACAGTTAGTCAGAAAGATTCTACTTAACAGTACATATGGTGCTATTTGTAATCCAGGTAGTAGGTTCTTTGACCACAGGATAGGTCAAAGTACTACACTTACTGGTCGTGCAATCACTAGACACATGGGAGCAGAGACAAACAAAATGCTCACAGGCGAGTATGATCATACTGGAGATACAATAGTATATGGTGATACTGACTCAGTGTATTTTAGTGCTCATGAGATTAGTAAAAAGCAAGACATTGAATTAGACATGGATAGTGCAATTAAATTATATGATACTATATCAGATACCGTTAGTGATTCTTTCCCTTTATTTGCAAAAAATTCATTTAACATTTCAACTAGCCAAGGTAATATACTTAAAGCCGGCAGAGAAGTAGTTGGTAGAGCCGGCATCTTTATTACAAAGAAAAGATATGCTATTAATGTATTAGATTTAGAAGGGTATCAACCCGAAGGTGGTAAACTCAAAGTAATGGGGTTAGACCTTAAGAGGTCAGATACTCCAGAGTTTGTGCAAGACTTTTTATCAGACATATTAGGGCAAACACTAAATGGCGATGGTGAAACAAAGGTTTTAGCAAATGTTAGAGAGTTTAAGAAAGAGTTTAAAGCAATGGACCCTTGGCGTAAAGGTATGCCAAAACGTGTAAACAACTTAACATACTACACAGAAGCATATAATAAAGCATTTAGTATGAACAAAAGTGCTAGTTTATACAAGTTAGAAAAACTCAAAGACGAAAAGAAAATAATGATCCCCGGGCATGTTAGAGCAAGTATTAATTGGAATAATATGCTAAAAGCAAATAGCGATCAATACAGTATGCAAATAACAGATGGTATGAAAGTTATTGTATGCAGGCTTAAAAGTAATGCCATGGGATATACTAGTATTGCATATCCAACAGATGAAATGCATATACCAGAATGGTTTAAACAACTACCCTTTGATGAAGATTCAATGGAAGAAGCAGTTGTTGATAAGAAAGTAGAAAACTTATTGAATGTACTTAAATGGGATTTGTCAGCAACAGATACCAGCAATACATTCCATAGTTTATTTAATTTTAATGATTAACTTGGTCGTTAGGTATCAAACGGCCAGGATTTATAAACTTTTTAGGTGTAAAGGCCTAAATAATAACTTTAATGTAAGAGGTGACAACATATGATAAAAGATATATTTAAAGACATTCTAAGGCACACCCACGCCTTAGGCTTTATTGAACAGGTTAAAATTAGTGGTACTGCTGAAAGTACAACTATAGAGGCCATGGATGCAGACAAAACTGTTATCCTGCAAGGTAAACTACACAATCCTGTAGCAGACTTTGTAGACCAAACAGTAGGTCTTAGTAGAATGAGTGTACTAGATGGATACTTAAAGTTTCCAGGATTTGTAGATGAAGGTTCTACTGTAAATGTAGAAACACAAAGCAGGAATGGAGACGATATTCCTGTACAGATTAGTTTCACAAGTGCAGAAGGACACACAGGTAGTTATAGATTTATGTTAGCAGATGTTATTAATCAGCAACTAAAATCTGTTACAATGAAAGAGATACCATGGGACGTTACTATTACACCGTCACAGAAGAACTTAAAAGACTTAGGTTACTTCAATGGTGTGTTAGGTGGCTTTGAACCAGTGTTTTCTCCAAGTACAGAAGATGGTGCTTTATATTTTAGCATTGGTGAAGGTGCCGGTGATAAAGGTAAACTTCCTATTAATAATAATGTTGAAGGCGAACTGTCTGGCAACTGGAAATGGGAAATAGACAAAACATTAAGTATTCTAAGACTAAGCGATAGTGCAAATTGTACTGTTAGTTTTGCTAACGCAGGAGCAATGCAAATTGTGATTGACAGTGGCTTAGGCGAATACAAATATATATTACCTGCTAAGAGTTAAACATGACAGAAGATTTAGGAAAGAAGCACCAGGATTGGGCAGTTTACCTGCCCGCCATTAGTGGGTTCTATGTAACGCAATTACAGAAAATGGATGCTAATCCAAGTGAATGGAGATGCCCTGAAGGCTTTGAAAAAGGCACACAAGGTATGAACTTCCTTGATCCTGAGAACAGTTATTATCATTACCCATGGGGTCTTTACTCAGGTGGACATGCTCACTTAGATCCTGTTAAAAGCGATGAACGTGAGCCAATGATACAAGGTAGAGATCGTAGTAAAACTATGATACTAGGAGACTCAGGTGGTTTCCAACTTGCCACAGGTGTTATTAAAATGGATTGGAGCAATGCTAAAGATCCTAATGATCCTGTAAGAACAGCATTTTGTAATAAGATACTTACATGGTTAGAGCATACAGCAGACTGGAGTATGACATTAGATGTTCCTGCTTTTGCGGCAGTTGGTAAACTAAGCGAAAGGACAGGACTTACAGAATTTCAAGACACACTAGATATCAGTCTACTTAATTTAGACTATTTTATGAGGAACAGAACACCAGGTGCTACTAAGTTTTTAAATGTGTTAAGTGGTAGTAACGAAGAGAATAGCAAAACATGGTATGATGCAGTAAAGCATTTTTCCAATAAAAGTTTTGTGCAAGAAGCATACGGTGATGAGAATAGAACCTTAGAGGGTTACGCATTCGCTGGTATCAATATGAAGCACATGTATAGTGTGCTAAGTAGATTGTTGGATCTTAGAGAAGACGGTTTACTTGAAGGCAAGGATTGGATACACTTCTTAGGTACTGGACGCCTTAATTGGGCATGTCACCTCACTAGTATCCAAAGACAGTTGAGAAAGCACGACAATCCTAATATAACACTTTCATTTGATGCGGCATCGCCTTTTGTTAATACAGCATATGGCCAGACTTACACACATAATGAGTACAGAGCCAAGCGATTTGGATACTTTATGGATAGAGCATTCGATAACAAAGACATGAAAGGATCAAAGATGCCTATGCCTTTTGCACATTCCCCTATAATGAGTAGACTAACTGTTGGTGATATCTGTGTTTTAGGACATGGAGATACAAACAGGAATGGTAAAGAATGCACAACTAGTTGGGACACACTAAGTTATGCTCTTTACATGGGTCATAGTGTTTATAATCATATTACAGCAACGCAAGAAGCAAATAGACTTGCTGATATGGAAAAATATAGAACACCTACACATTGGAAGAACTGGAAGAAGGTAAAAGGTAGTAGTGTAAGCAATGAAACTTCACCTTATGTACCTGGTACTATTTTAATGTTTGATAGTTTTGCAGAAGAAGTGTTAGATCCTAATAACACAAATGCAAGGCAAATGTTAGAAGATAACAAAGAGTTTTTAAAAGAGATTAGTTTCTCAGATGGTAGTGCGGAACAATCTACATTTGGTGCTTTATTTGAAACTGACGAATACGAGTCAGGTGACAGTGAAGCAGATATGCAAGAAGACATAATGAGGGCAGATTTCGATGGCGAATAAAGCATACAGTGGCACATACACATACGAAGGACATGATGTACAATTTCATATACTAGAGAATGGTGCTGAAATGGAAATACTAGAGACTAAAGATGGTAAAACTACACCTACTAAAGTTGTAAACATTGATGAAGGTGTAGATTATCAAGATCAATTAATTAAGTGGGGTTATACGAGTTACTAATGAATAGAGAAGGTCACGAGGATACAAAGTTTTTTATAGGCACTGAAGTAGAGCATACGCCTGCTTATGGTCAAAAGACTTTGTTTGTAGTTGGGTATCAACCAAAAGAGGAAATACTTGCTAGGGCACTTAATAGCGGTTGTCCGCACATTTATATAGGTGCTAACCAAAGTTTTAATCCACCAACTGAAAAAGATTGGCAGGGTTGGGACGAACTAGTTACAAGTCTTTTAAAAGATGATATTTGGATTACACTAGACTTTGACGTAACTTTAGCAGAACAAGTATTAGAATGTGGTTGGACTGAGTATAGTACATTTATACCAATGATAAGTGTTAAGTTGCCTTACATTAATCAATTCAATTACAATGCGACACTCAAACTAGATGACAAAGACTTTAAAGCAACTAATCCAGGTGTGTGGTGTCATAGTTTACATGAACTACAAGACAGGAAGACTTTCACAGACTGGACCAAATATACCAAAGACGAGGTGATAGATTGAGGTTGACATTGGCCATAAAATATGATATAATTAACATTATGGAGAATCTATATGAGTGATGGAGTTTATGATATAAACATGCGTAAACTGTTCTACATGGGACTAGAGTCTTATGAAGCAAGGTATACATTACAATTACAAGAATGGAACGAGCGTGTTTTTAAAGAGCATGGCATTGACTATGAAATTATCAAAGGCGAAGAACTAGATAACAGTAAAGCAATCGTTACAGGTAGTGTGTTAGACGCACATGGTAGAAGTTATTACAGTCTAAGTCAAACAATGAACTTAGTACAGAAAATGAAGAACGGTGAAATTACTAGCGATGATGTTATCTTTTATGAAGATATGTTTACACCAGGCTTAGAATGTTTGCCTTACATAATGGATCAATCCCCACCTGAATACAGACCTAAAGTATTCTTAAGATTCTTAGCACAAACAACAGACCCAGATGACTTCCTTATTAGAGAAGGCATGTTTGATTGGATGCGTAGATATGAACAAATGGTAGATGAATTTGTTACAGGTATATGTGTAGCAAGTGAAGAATTTGTTGCACACTTAAGAACAGCAGGATTTAAAAAGCCTATATATGTAACAGGTTTGCCGTTTGGTAAAAGCGAAGTACAAGAGCGGGTTCCTAATCCTAAGCCGTTAAAAGAAAGAACAAAGAGAGTTGGTTTTGCGGCACGTTGGGATGATGAGAAGCAACCACACTTTTATATGGACTTAGCAGAAGCCTATTACAAAATAGATCCTGCTACAGAGTTTGCTATATTTTGTGGACACCCAGAACTAAAAAGTTCAGATCAAGAGTATGTTGATAGAGCATTAGAATTACAAGCAGGCAATACTGCTAACTTTAAGATCTACACAGGCTTAAAGAAAAACGATTACTATAACTTACTAGCAGACAGTCAAGTATTATTTAATTGTGCCTTGCAAGACTGGGTAAGCAATACAGTAAGCGAAGCAGATACATTAGGTACACTTACATTATATCCAGCATATAGAAGTTTCCCAGAAGTGTTTGCTAACAATGGCAGACACTTGTACGTTCCTTGGAGCATGGAAGACTGTATTAGTAAACTGTCTAATATGTTTGATGATATTAATACAGATAACCTAAGCGAATATAGTTTAGGTAAGATAAGCGATTATCAAAATGGTACAATAGAAAGAACACTTAAAGTAATATCTGGTTTAGGTCTAGAGCAACAAAGAGACAGACAGCATTACAGAAGACAAGTAGCAAAGGCAAAATATGATTGAGATTATCCAGATAGCATTTGGTATAGTATTTCTTTGCTTCATGGCATATGGCTGTTGGATTAGTAGTGTTATGTTAAGTGAAAGAAGTATTCTAAGAAAGTATACTGGTGAATATTATGACTTTGATATAGATGAAAAATTAAAAGAAATGGGTACTACTAGACAAGAAGTATTAAGAAAGGATTCACAATGAGTAACATTAAAAAGGCTGTATTATTTTTTATTTTAGCAATAGGATTATTGCTGATAACGTTACCAGCAAATGCAACAGGCAATGCCAAGTTTGGTTGGACACAGATTAATAGTGATACAACTACATTAAAATTCAGTGTAGATCACGAGTGGGATAATCCTATTATTGACTATGTAGTTGAAACTGACTATGTTTACAAAGAACAAGAAGATGTAGTTAAAATGGATAAGTTTAGCATAATTGGTAAAGCAAATAAAGACATCACATCTAAGTATTATGCATTCAGTGTAACAAGTTATGACAGTGATAAATTAAGAGCATCTGGAGATAGAATAGTAACTGGTGGTGGCCTTGGTATAAAAGTTTTTAGAAATGACAATTGGAAAATAAGTCACGAAACGTCAGTTGCATACTTAACTACTGATGAAGTGGACGAAGCAATACTTAGAAATAGTTTATGGATATTTTATAAACTAAATGACAGTTTAAATATTACCAACAAACTACTTAATGAAACTGGAACAGATACATATTTGCGTAATGAAACAGCAATCAATTACAGTTTAAATGATAAAGTGTCGCTGGGATTTAGTAATACATACACTGAAGACCCGGTTAACAATAATGTATTAAGTGTTACAATAGGTGTTAAGTGGTAATAATAGTAATTAAAGAACATAGTCCAATTGGACATGTAGTTTTGAAGGAAGTACCTTTAGAATTAAACAACGAAGGTAATACTTCATAACGAGGAAGAAAGAATGGCGACAGGAAAAGTAAAATGGTTTGATACCAGCAAAGGTTTTGGATTTATCACACCAGACGACGGCAGTAAAGATGTGTTTGCACATCATACAGCAATACAAGGTGAGGGATATAAATCTCTATCAGAGAACCAAGAAGTAACATTTGATGTTGAGCAAGGTGCGAAAGGACCACAAGCAAGTAACATCAGATAAGTGAGAGTGAGGATAATATGAGAAGTATTTGGGTAACATTTAGTAAAGAAGGTATACATAAGTATCCTGCGGCATTAGAAGATCCTAATCTAGCAACAGGCGATGAGTATGATGTTAGTTTTTTAGGCTATCCTCACAGACACATCTTCCACTTTAAAGTGTGGATTGAAGTGTTTCATGACGATAGAGATATAGAGTTTATACAGTTTAAAAGATGGTTGGAGAACTTATACAAAGAAGATATAATCCAACTTAATAACAAGTCCTGCGAGATGATAGCAGATGATTTGTTTGAAGCGATCAATGATGAATATCCAGGTCGTTACATAAAGATTTCAGTAGCCGAAGATAACGAAAACGGTTGCGAAATGGAGTATCCAGTTGAAGATATGGATGGTCCATACTTTGGAGATACAGACGCAATAGACGATGTATTTGATAATTTGTTGAAATGAATAGTGTAATTGGTATTAATGGTTCTGTACATCCGCTATACAGCGGTGCTTATATAGAAAATAGAAGTCTTGGTATTTTACATTTACCAAAGAATGCTTCATCGTCAATAAGACGTGCATTAAAACCAATAACTAATAAAACTGAAGTAATCCTAAAGGATTTTAACATAGATAAATTTTGTGTGATACTAAGAGATCCAGTAGAACGATTTATAAGTGCTGTAAATATGTATTTGCATAATAGAAATTTTTCAAGTTATTCTAATTATGTAGATATTAGAAAAGAAGATAACAAGCATAGTATATTTAAAAGCAACAATGCACATTTTTTTTCGCAGAATACTTTTTTAGAAGGATTAGATTATAATAAAATTGATTTCTTTTGGCTAAACAAAGATATAATTGGTGATTTAAATAGTCATTATAATTTAAATATGGAACCTAGTCACGTGAATCAATTCGGTAAAATAGTAACCGGTGTTGATATTAACATTGTTAAAGATGTTTATAAAGAAGATTATGATTTAATTGATTCTGTAAAGTTCATCAATAAGGTAGATAATGGAAACATCAGTTGATAACAAATATACAAACTGTATGCCAGGCGACTGTGTATACAACGCAAAAGAGGACATTGCATTCTTGTTAGTACCTAAGTGTGCTACAAGTATAATTAGAGATCATGAGAAAACAAACAATGATTGGTCTAGAATTACATTATGGGAAGAAAAAAAATGCCCAAGTAGGTTTATAGTGATTTTAAGAGATCCAATAGAAAGATTTATCAGTACTGTTAATATGTACTTAGGTTGGAGAGAGGTAGAGCCTCAAACAAACTATGTTACTTTTAATTTTAGTGATGAAGGATTTTATTTAGAATCTAATGATGCTCATTTTAAGCCACAAAAAAGTTTTTTAATCGATATGTTTGACATTATAAAAAAATATAATGCCAATCCTATCATAGATTATTTTTATTATAACAAAAATATTTATAATCAAATCAATGATGAATATGGTTTCAACATTGACGCAACAAAACGTTTGATGCAATCAATAGATATTGTTAATAACGTTAATGAATCAGTAGTTAGGCAGGCATATAGAGCCGATTACGATTTAATTAAATCTGTACAATTTAAAAACATATAGGAGATAATTATGACAGAGACACATTTAAAAATCAAAGCACTCTTTGAAGAGTATGTAAGTGAAAACGAAAAATTTAAAGAAGGCCAAGGCGTAAAAGCATCGGCAACAAGAGCAAGGAAGGCATTAATGGAAATTACTAAACTAGCGAAAGTTAGAAGAGGTGAGATTCAAGACGCAAAAAATAATGCCTAACATTAAACGTATTCCTTTCACTGAAAAGAGAGGAAACAAGGAAACAGTAATTCAACCTACTAACTCCAAACCAGCAGGATCTTTAACAGATGTTGTTGATGAGGTAGAAGATTGGGGAGGATTACTAGATCCAAAGGAGGAAAATAAAGATGAGTGAAAAACCAACAGTTGTTATTACAGGTGGTCTTGGTTTTATTGGTGCACAGGTAAGTAAAACTTTTGCTAACAATGGATATGACGTAATTGTTATAGATTCCAATACGAGTAGGAAGTGGGCATTACCAGAAGGTGCTACTTTATTTCCACATGAATTTCAGGCTACAACTACGGCAGGCATATTAGAAATGATGAAACCACAAGCGGTTATTCATTTAGCGGCAAGCCATGTTGTTCCTGATAGTATAATTGATCCTGGCAAGTATTATAAAAATAATGTGTCAGGCACTCAAACATTACTAGATATGTGTGTTAAAGCAGGAGTTAAGAACTTTATCTTTAGCGGTTCTAGTAGTGTGTATGGTGAAAGAGAAAGCAGAGAACCATTTGCTGAGACTCTTACACCAATGCCAATGAGTCCGTATGCAATGAGTAAGTACATGACAGAACTTATGTTAGAAGATTACAGCAAAGCATACGGGTTAAATTATATCAGTACAAGATATTTTAATGCCGCTGGTGCAGACCCAGAAGGTAAAAATGGTTATACACAAGAACCAGCAACTCATGTAATGCCTATCATTATTGATAAAATTACAAATGACGAGGTATTTAATATTTGTGGCGATGATTACGATACTAAAGACGGTACTTGCATTAGAGATTACTGTCATATACAAGACATAGCAAATGCTAAACTAAAAGCAGTAGAGCATTTAAGCAATGACGGTGAAAGTGGTATTGTAAACTTAGGCTCTGGTACAGGATTTAGTATTCATGATTTAATAATTTCAGCACAAAACGTTGTTGGAAAAAGTTTAAAATATGAAGTAGGTCCTAGAAGAGCAGGAGACCCATCGTACTTATGTGGAGATATTTCTAAAGCCAAAACATTATTAGATTGGGAACCAACATATTCATTAGATGATATGTTTGCACATTCTAAGTTTTGGGTAGACAATAAAAATAAGGTTATTAAGAATAAATGATAGGAAAACGTAAATCTGTAAATGTTATTAATAGAACAGGCACCCCAGTTATGGCAGTTGTGGGTGCGATCGGTAAAGGCGATGAGTTAAATTTAATTAAAAAGAAATTTCCTATAACCGACAAGGAAATAATAGATGTTATACATTTCTTTTGCAATAACGTAGATTTTGACCAAAGTCATTTATCTGTGTTCAAAGCAGTTGAATTTGATACTGATAAAATATCAGTGCAACTTGACGAGATATCTGCAGAATTTTACTTAAGAATGTTAAACAGATATATTTTTAAATATAAGAAACTAACTGACTTTGATGATATGCTGGCAGACGGTCTTAAAATGACATTTGGTGTTGTTTTAAAACTAAGCAATAAGTTACTTGACGAAACATATAATATATCAGGAGATAGCGATGTGTTAAATCCTGTATTAGATGCTGGTTTCTATAAAGAACTTAAATTGTTTTTAGAGTTTACTAAGAGAAACATAGTTGAAGAAGCCGCTAAAATTAACTTAAATGATTTTGATAAAGTAGAATTTATCCTATTAGAAAATGATTTTGAAAGATAGGTTGACTTCAACCAGAAAAAGTGGTATAATAAAAGCATGGAAAAACTATATTATAGTTGGGACGATTTAAACAGAGATTGTAGAATTATTGTGCGAGAAATGGCACACGAAAGTTACAAGCCTGAAGTTATTATTGGTCCCGGTAGAGGAGCATATCCGTTTGGAGTAATGATGAGTCATTACTTTGAAGTGCCATTCGAAGCATTCAGATGGCAAACAAGAGACGGAGCAATCGAAGATTCAGAGACATTAAGACACATTTTATCTAAATACAATGATAAACGTGTTTTAGTCGTAGATGATATTAATGATACAGGAACAACACTACAAGGTATTGACAATGTTATCAGAAACTATGTAGCAGATAATAGCAACATGATGCAACATGCACATCAAGATATTATGTTTTCTACATTGTTTGATAAAGAATCTAGTAGTTTTAATAACGTTGAATTTACTGCTAATAATGTATTACCAGATCAAGAACGTTGGATAGTGTTTCCGTATGAGGAGTGGTGGAGATGAGAACAGCAGAAATAGTAAACATTGATGGTACTGGTTATATAGTACATCTGTTAAAGAACGGTAATGCATTTGGTAAGATTGATGTTAGAGATAAATCAATTCACTATGCACAAGACGTAGCAGAGAATTGGGAAAATGGAATTTTGAGGGACGACAATGAGTACATTAAAAAGCCTGAGCAATCATCTTAAAGTCTTAGAAACAAGACACAGAGAGTTAGATAAAAAAATTGCTGATGATTACGATCATCATATGGATGATACAGTATTAGCAAACGAAAAGATTGAGAAACTTAATCTTAAAAGAGAAATTGAAGAACTGAAGGAACAAATTAAGGAGTTAGAAGATGGCAGTTAGTGATACAATTAAACAAAGGCTACAGGAAGCCGGCGATAGGTTTTGGGCAGGAGATAATATCTCAGCACATATTAAAGAAGGTGAGAAGCAACAACTGATTGATGAACTTACACCTAAGTTTGAAGCCGTGTTAGATGGTCTAGTTATTGACATTGAGAACGACCCTAACAGTAATAACACAGGCAGACGTCTTGCTAAGATGTATATCAATGAACTGATGAGTGGCAGGTATGAACCTATACCAGCCGCAACGGCTTTCCCTAATGATAGTGACGATAGATACGAAGGCATGTTAGTAGTGCGTAGTGAACTTACAAGTATGTGTTCACATCATCACCAGATTGTTAGAGGTGTAGCATACATTGGTATTATTGCCGCAGACAAACTAATTGGATTAAGCAAGTACACAAGAATTGCACAATGGTGTGCTATGCGTGGAACACTTCAAGAAGAACTTGCTAACGACATTGTTAGAGAAATACAAAAGGCAACTGGTGCCGAGCACTTAGGTGTTTATGTACAAGCCACACACGGTTGTGTAGAGAACAGAGGTGTTAAGGCACATAGCAGTCTTACACAAACAACTGTTCTTAAAGGTGCGTTCAAAGATGACGCAGGTACAAAGAAAGAGTTTATGGACAACATCAAATTACAACAACAATATTCTTGCGATAAGTAATGACATTAAAGTATAGCGAAACATTTTATTCAGCACAAGGGGAAGGCCAGTATGTAGGTATCCCTAGTCTGTGGATGAGATTCTTCCTATGCAATTTACAATGTAATGGTTTTGGTCAAAGCGATCCTACTGATCCTAGCACATATGATTTACCATATGAGAAGTTAGATATCACAGACATTACTAATGTATTTGATTTGCCTGTGTTTGAAAAAGGTTGTGACAGCAGTTATACTTGGAGCAAGAAATATAAGCATTTGATTACTGATAAGACTGTAGACGAGGCTGTAGACGAACTTACAGCACTACTACCGCATGGTAAGTTTGTACACCCAGTTACACAACAAAACGCACACATGGTGTTTACAGGCGGCGAGCCAATGCTTAAAAACACACAACCTGGCATGATGCATGTCATAGAAGAGTTCAAACGCAGAAACAATCAGCCTATGAATGTTACTGTGGAAACAAATGGCACAAAGCCTATCACAGATGAGTTTGCTGAATACATACAACGTGAATATCCAGCATGGGCTAATGGTTCTGAATGGTATTGGAGTTTAAGTCCTAAACTGTGGAGTACTGCTGGTGAGAAGAACAAGAAAGCAATTAAACCTGAGGTAATAGGCAGATATGCTGAAGTAAGTCCAGTAGGTCAATTGAAGTATGTGGTAAATGGCACAGATGAAAGTTGGAGAGAAGTTGAAGAACACACTAAAGCATTTAGAGATGCCGGCTGTAACTTCCCTGTATGGATTATGGGAGTCGGCGGCACCTTTGAAGGCCTAGTACAAACAGAGGCAAGTATAGCCGACGAAGCCATACAACGTGGCTACAATTATACAAGCAGAGTTCACGTACACATATACGGTAACGCAATAGGAAAATAGAATGGAAGAGTTTTTTCACAAACATATTATTAAATTTACAATTCTAGTCACATTACCTTTATGGGTAGCATGGGCAATGGCTGATGATATAGTAGGATACAGTGAACACGGTGTTGCTATTACTAAAGAAGATGTACAAGTCAAAACTATTAATGTAAGACATATTAAAGGTTGGTCATGGAATAGTAAACAAGATCATCTTGTACTAAGAATGAATGGAGGTAGACGAGTTATTATTGAATTTTATAGTAGATGTTGGGACATTAATTTTGCTAATCAACTATTATTTAATTCATTTGGTTCGATGTCTTTTATTTCGATAGGTGACACAGTTACTCCGGTAACATTTGGTAGAAAATCAATGATGCCATGTCGAATAAAAAAATTATATGAAATGGTACCAGCATAATGTATCAGTGTTTTATTTGCAGTGAGATAGTAAACTTTTTAGATATAAAATATCATACTGCTGATAAAACTAAAATATTCTGTGGTGCTAGTTGTAGCCTAACATACCACCAACAATTAAAGGAGAAAGAAGATGGCGAATAAATTTAAAGATATGATGGACCCTAAGTTATGGTTCAAGAGTGAAAAGGATAGGCGTATTGCTATTGCAAATCGTGACCTTACAGGTGGCGAGTTAGAAAAAGAACTAGCAACAATTGACGATAAACCATATGTAAACGTATTACAAATGGATGTCGATCCAATTAATCCTAAAAAAGGCTTTGTTGAACTTGACTTTAACGAGCAATTTGTTACAATGTTACAAACAAACGGATACACTGGTAAAAGCGATGACGACATTGTAAACAGTTGGTTTAACGATTTATGCAGAACTATACTACAACAGGAAATGGCTGATATGGACTTTGGTATGGAACAAGCCGTACCTGGTGCTGATGTTATAACAGTAAGAGACAACGACAAAGAAGCGAAGAAATAATGAAATATATCTTAGTTGACACACTTAACATGTTTTTTAGAGCAAAGCATGTAACTGCTCGTACAAGCGACATTGATATGAAAGTTGGTATGGCAATGCACATTATGTTTAATAGTGTTAAGAAAGTGTGGAGAGAGTTTGACGGTGATCATGTTGTATTTTGCTTAGAAGGCAGAAGTTGGCGTAAAGACTTCTATGAGCCTTATAAGAAGAATAGAAAGGTTACTATGGATCAAAGGTCTCCTAATCAACAAGAAGAAGACGAAATATTCTTTGAAGCATACGAACACTTTATTGAATACTTAAAAACTAAAACTAATTGTACTGTATTAAGACAACCAGAATCAGAAGCAGATGACTTAATTGCAATGTGGACACAAGAACACCCAAATGACGAACATATTATTGTTAGCACAGACAGTGACTTTTATCAACTTATAAGCAATAACATTAGTCAGTATAATGGTGTAACAGATCAAATAGTAAAGATAGATGGCATATACGAAGCAAAGACTATGAAACGTGCTATTGATAAAAAGACACAAGAGCCTAAAGCAGTACCAGATCCTAAATGGTTACTGTTTGAAAAGTGTGTGAGAGGCGATACATCAGATAATATATTTAGTGCATTTCCAGGTGCTAGAAAGAAAGGCAGTAAGAACAAAACAGGTATGTTAGAAGCATTTGCTGATATGGATCGCGGTGGGTTTGATTACAATAACTTTATGTTACAACGATGGGTAGATCACAATGAAGAAGAGCACAGAGTAATTGATGATTTTGAACGCAATAGAATACTTATTGATCTTACACAACAACCAGATGAGATTAAAACTGCTATCAAAGAAGTATTTGTAGAATCAGCAGATAAAGAAAAAGTAGCAAACGTAGGTATTCATTTTATGAAGTTTTGTAACAAATGGAATATGCCTAAACTTACAGATGCCGCAACAGAATTTGGAGAAATACTTAACGCATGTCAGAAACAATAAGAAAGATATGGGATGCCATTAAGTACGGACCAGAAGAGAAGTTGATTACATTTGAATCACCTGATAAAGGTAAAACAGTATTCCAGTGTACTTCAACTACAAATAAAAGAACAGGACGGATAACAAGACAACGAGAGTTGATTAAAGAAGGAGAATGTGATGAATAAGAAAGCAACAATTAAAAAGGTAGATGATGCTAGTTGGTTAGTAATAGATCAGCACCGCGGAAACGTAGGTGTATTGTATCAAAATATACAAGGTGATTACGAATATCTCGCCAGTGATATCAAAGAAAAATTTAAAAGTGATAAAGCAGTAGAAAAATACTTTGGTGCTAGAGTGTTTCAACAGAAAACTGTTGAAAGTGCAATACAACCAGATAAGATGTTTATTGCTGGATTTGAAATACCGTTTCCATCACCAGAACTTATATCACCTGATCACCCTGAGTATACTAGAGATATTCCATTATTCAGTAAAACAGCAAACAGTGATGTATTGTATGCCGCAGGTTGGTATGCTATTAACTTTGAGAAAGGTTGGAAACATGGTTACTGTCCTAAAGCAAGTACATTATTTCAATATGGTTATGAAGGACCATTCAATACCAAAGACGAGTTAAGATTCAGACTCAAAGAACTTAATAAGATCAAGAGAAATGAAATTAAATACTCTGATTGAAAATCTCAAATACTATAAGTCTATTGGAAGTACTCAAGTAACATTAGATATCAGTGATTTACTAGAAGCATTAAATGATGTATCTAAAGTAGACGAAATAAAGCCGAAGAAAAGTTTAACATTAGATGCTGACGGTGGCAAATTTTAAAGGTTATACATTGACTGAGCAACACGGAAAGTCTGGATTTGAAATAGGCCAGTACAATGCCAAGTATAAATACAATTACCAAATGCCAAGTTACGGCATTGGGCATGGACACTTGCAATGGTGCGAGAATAACATACTAAATGGTTATGGTTGGTGGTTTAAACGTACTGTACCGTATGTGACTGAACCACACAAAGACGACAGAGCCTATGTTAGTTTTAAAACCAAAGAGGATCATGCTAAATTTGTATGGTATATGCTTAAACAAGATGAAAATTGATATTTACACAAAAACAACATGTCCTTATAGCACAATGGCTAAACAAGTATTAGAACTTAATGGCTATGAATTCAAAGAAACAGTACTAGATGACAATGATAAACGCACACAATTTTATGAAAGTTGTGGAGAAAACGTTAATACTGTACCACAAATATTTGTAGACGGAGAAAGAATAGGCGGTTTCCAGCATCTTCTGACATCAAATTTAATTAGTTAAAGTATGTTTTAACTGTATTTTTGATAAATAAAAGTACAGGAGACATACATGAGTAGACCAAAACCAAAAGTAATTTTAGAGCATCACGACACTACAAATTATAAAACTGAGCAGGTACTAGCGGCTGGAAATGTTTTTAGTGTGTTCTTTCAAGGTTCACCAATTAATCTAAGAACAATGCATTCTTACTTAGATTACCCTGGACCAAAGTATAAGAAAACTAGTTTTTCTAATCCTGGACATGCATTTAACTTAGCAGAAAGGCTTAATAGACAATTTAACACAGAAGAATTTTGTGTAGTTAAATTAGAAAGTGGACCTATAGTAAGTGAAGATGAAGTCAAAAATGGCAATTCAAAATAGTTTACAATATAAAATAGTAGATAAAATCAAACAAGAATTAGACATTAGTCAGTATTCTGTACTTGACATAATGCCTTTGTTTTTTAAAAATCATAGGATTAGAGGTAATAAGGTTATTGGAGTTAGGCTTACTAAGTATGGTTTAACACTTATGGAAAAGAGTTTTACTTGCTATAACTTTAAACTAGACAACTTTAAACTGTCAAACAAAGCAGTAGTTAAACTAGATCAAACTATGCAATGGCCTTACTTTGTAGACAATAAAAAGTTAGTGTTGTTTAGCGAAAAGGATTCTATTATACTTAAACTAAAAGGGCAGAACTTGGAGAAATGGTTACAAGGTCTCCGCAAACCAAAAAATCTCAATATTGACGACTCTTCTGAGTAAATATTAAGGTAACAAGATTGTTACATTACACATACACACACAGGAGAATAAAATGAGTAATAGCAAAAGCGGGTTCGAATTACGAACCGAAATTCTAGGTATGGCAATGGGCATGTTGGAAGAAAACAGGTCACAGACTACCAATCAATTCTACGCACAAACGGATGAACAAAGAGCAGGCACACTTTGCCCTATCATTGAGATCACCCCTGAGCAAGTAATTGGTCAAGCAGAAAAACTTTATGAATTCGTAACTGAAGTTAAGTAAGTTCTGTATAGAAGAAAAAGGGTCCTTAAGGACCCTTTTTTAGTGACTCGAATTTAATAAACTTGATGTAATATGTTTTCCATAGTACCAGATTTCATTAATGAGTCGAATTTTTTAAAGTAGTCAGATGCCGTTCCAATCGTTTGATTAGTGAACCTGGCTACTATTCCTAATGGATTCGCCATAGTATTCTCCTTTTGTAATAACCTAACTGCTAGTAGGTTTGCAATAACTTCATCCCTAATGGGCTCTGTTACAGACTATCAAACTCTATGTTACAATTATGTTACAAATGTATTTATCATTTGTGCGAAAATCATACAATTTTTACGGAAATAGGTTGACCATACCCACAAAATTTAGTATAATATATGCATAATTTGTAAAAAGGTAGGAGTTTTTATGTATAAAGTATTTCAAATCAAGTTAAGTGACGAGGTAACAGACTTCGTTAATTCTAATGACAGAGGACACACAGGTGCCGCTGAAAAATATCCTGAGTACAATGCACACATGGAAGTGATGCATGGTGCCGAAGGTTTCAAGGGAGAAATGTTTAATCATTATACCCAAGTTTGCGAAGTTGCTCAATTTGAAGACAGCAACTTAGAAGAAGTATTCAAAATTTTGAATGGTTACTACTTTGATGATGATACTGGTTTTGATCAGTGGTTTGATACATTTGTTAGTGGCTTCAAGATGAAGACTTTCACTAGAAAAGATGGTGAGGTATGTACATATCGTGACATGCACTCTCTTTCAGTAGGCGACATTGTGTATGATTCAGTAGAAGATTCATATAACATTGTTGATAAATGGGGTTTCAAGGACATCACTTCAGATGTTCTTTCAGGTGTTCAACAAACAGCATAATGGAATACGTTGAGTCTTTGGATTATAAACTTCGCTATTTAGATAAGTTCAGTGCTAGGGCAGGTAAACATAATTGGATATCTGACCCTAAGATCTATTCTGATGGCGATGTATTCCTTAGGTTAGAACAGTTGCAAGAACTAGGCTATTTGGTTGAATTAACTTTTAATTTGAAAAATACTAAAGAAAAGGTTGACCTTGGTCATGATTTTTAGTATAATAGTTGTATATTAAATAATTTCGTAGGAGTAATTATATGTCAGATAACATTCGAACAGTAAAACTAAGCAGGGCAAAGAGCCACATCAAACGTGCTTTTAATAAAAAACGTCCTGTATTTATTTGGGGTCCTCCAGGAGTTGGTAAGTCCGACGTACTGGCTCAGATCGCTGAAGAAGGTAACAACCTTTTAATTGATTTGAGAATGGCTTTGCTAGACCCAACAGATATCAAAGGGTATCCTTACAGAGATGAGGACACTAACAAAATGATGTGGGCGGCACCTGCCGAACTACCATCAGAAGAACTTGCTAGCCAGTATGAGACTGTCTTCTTGTTCTTAGATGAACTTAACTCTGCACCTCCAAGTGTGCAGGCAACTGCTTACCAGTTGATCCTTAACCGTAGGGTTGGACAATATGTATTACCAGATAACGTGGTAATTGCGGCGGCTGGTAACAGAGACACTGATAAAGGTGTTACTTACAGGATGCCAAGTCCTTTAGCAAACAGATTCCTTCACTTAGAAGTTGAAGTTAATCATGACGATTGGCAGTCTTGGGCAGTTGATAACGACATCAATCCAGATGTTGTTGGTTACTTGGCTTTTGCTAAACAAGACCTTTTTGACTTTGATCCAAAAAGTTCAAGTAGGAGTTTTGCTACTCCTAGGTCTTGGGCATTCGTTAGCCAAATGCTAGAAGACAGTGACATGACTCATGAAGAGGAAATGGACATTGTTACTGGTTTGGTTGGTGAAGGCATGGCAATCAAGTTTATGAATCACAAGAAGAATGCTTCTAAACTTCCTAAGCCATCTGAAATCCTTTCAGGTAAGGTCAAAGAGTTGAAGAAGTTAGAAATTTCTTCCAAGTATGCTCTTACTGTAGGTATGAGTTACGAATTAAAAGGTATCCAAGATAATGGTGATGAGAAAGAACTTACAAGTTCATTCAATAACTTCATCAACTTCTTAATGGATAACTTTGAACCTGAGATGTGTGTATTAGGTTGTAAAATTGCATTGAGCGAATACGATATCGATGTCGACTTTGCTGATGTAAAACGTATCGATGAATGGGTTGACAGATACGGAAAATACATGAACATTGACTAGTTAGTTCCTGTGTCGCCAGTTACTCCTACAACCTACATAGCGGCACAGACTAAGGGGGGATCTAATCAGGTCCCCCCACCTTTTTCCCAAAATAATAGGTTGACCACACCCAGTTTTTTTAGTATAATATAAGTATAGTTTGTAGGAGAACACACAATGAACAATTTAGCACAAAAAACAGATCAAGTAGTTAAGGACAGATTAATAACTGCTAGAGTGCAATTACTTCTTAAGAATGGTTTCTTTGGTAACTTAGCAACTAGGTTACAATTACAAGAAGCATCTAGTTGGTGCCCGACTGCCGCAACAGATGGCAGATACTTTTTTTATAATACAGAATTCATCCAGTCATTAGATGATGACGAACTTATCTTTTTAATGGGTCATGAGGTTCTCCATAATGTTTATGATCACATGGATAGACGTGGTAATAGAGATCCTCGTCTTTGGAACATAGCAAATGACTATGTTGTGAACATGGACTTAGTTGAAAATAATATTGGTAAGAGAATTACCAAAGTTAATATCTGTTTTGACTACAAATATCAAAACTGGATTTCAGATGAGATATACGACGACTTGTACGAGAACGCAGAAAAGATTACTGAAGAAACACTTGACATGCATTTAGACTTCAGTAATGAAGATGGTGACGGTCAGGGTGCTAAAGGTAAAGGTGAAGGTGGTGATCAACAAGACGGGCCACCAAAGTATTCTAAAGAAGAAAGACAACAGATCAATGACGAAGTAAAAGAAGCCGTAATGAATGCGGCCAAAGGTGCTGGTAACAAAGATCTTCCTAATGGCGTTAGAAAGATGATTAAGGATCTTACTAATCCTGAGTTAGATTGGAGAGAGTTACTTGCTACCAATATTCAAAGTGTTGTAAAGAATGACTTTACATTTATGAGACCTGCTAGAAAAGGTATTGCTGAACACGTTTACCTTCCTGGTATGGACTACGACACAGACTTAGATGTGTTCTGCTTTATTGATAGTTCCGGTTCTATGTCAGATGAAATGCTTAGAGACCTTCTAAGCGAAGTAAAAGGTTGCATGGAGCAATACACTAACTTCAAACTTAGACTTTGTTTCTTTGACACATCTACATACACTATTCATGAGTTCGATTCTACTAACGTAGATGACATTTATGATATTGAAATTGAAGGCGGTGGTGGTACTGAGTTTGATTGTATGTTTGATAGACTCAAAGAGGAAGACATTGTACCACAGAAGTTAATTGTATTCACAGATGGTTACCCATGGGGTAGTTGGGGCGATGAAACATACTGTGATACATTGTTTATAATTCATGGTTCTGGCTACGGTGGCAGAACTCCAGAAGCACCATACGGTGTATCGGTAAAATATAAAGCATGAAGATTCACGTAAGTAAAAAATTAGGCGCAGGTGAACTAGAAGGTTTAAAAGGTACTCTAACCTATGAGAACCTAATGAAAAACAAAATCTGCATTTATTCTAATACAATGGAAGACGATACTATATTTGATTTAGTATCGCACTTCGATGAGTATGGACAAGGTTTACTCTATATGTCTACACTTGGTAGCGACAATATATGGAGAATTTACTTTGAGAACACCGGTGACATGCTTACATTTATAGAGTTAGCCAGAGCACCCAGCAAAAAACCAGATAATATAGGCACAATTGAGTCAGTAGTAGTAAATACTACACATGACGCAGAATAACATTCTATGGTCCTGTAACGAGTGGGATCCCCTTAAAGAAGTAATAATAGGAACGGCCGTAGACGCCAATATTCCTCATGGTGACCTCTCACATCACGCCACCAATTATGCTAATTTAAGTCCTGAAGAGTATGCACAAATGCCTAAGGGTAGATACCCAGAGCATGTATATACCGAAGCAGAAGAGGATTTAGACGCATTGTGTAACGTTCTAAGCAACGATTTCGGTGTTAAGGTACATAGACCTAACCTAAATGCTGTGGACTTTACAGCAAACGTTAGCAACGGCTTATGGGACACTGACCAATACGAAGCATACTGTCCACGTGATAGTGTTACTGTAATAGGTGATAAAATCATAGAAGGTGCTATGAGTTTGAGGGCAAGGTACCACGAAACATTCTTGTTTAGAGACTTATTCCAAGAGAAGATGATGAGTGGTGCTAATTGGTTACAGATGCCTAAGCCACGTTTACAAGATGACTTATTTAAAATACAGCCAGGCAGAGACCCTAGTGTAAACAATAATGAACCTATACTAGACCCTGCTAACCTCATACGCATGGGTTATGATATACTGTATCTTATATCCAATACAGGCAATGAAATGGGTGCTAAGTGGTTACAGAACGCACTAGGACCCGAATTTAAAGTACACATGATGCATGACTTATATAGTTGGGCTCATGTTGACAGTACCATTATGCCACTGAGACCTGGACTAGTAGTTTTAAATGCTAGTAGGGTTGATAAAGATAAGGTGCCTGCTATATACAAAGATTGGGATAAGATTTGGTACACAGAAGAAATGTGTGTAGGACAACCATGCTTGGAAGACTATGCTCCAGCAAGTGCGTGGATTGGTATGAATGTATTAAGTATAGATCCACAGCATGTACTTGTACCAGATGACGAAATACATTTAATGAAAGCCATGGAAAAACATGGTGTAACACCTGTGCCTGTCCAAATGCGTCATATGAGAACACTAGCAGGTGGTCCACATTGTGTGAGCCAAGACCTAGTTAGAGAAGGCAAGTTAGAAAGTTACTGGAAATAGTCATTGACTTGCACCCTTATTTTTAGTATAATATATGTGTATTAAGTAGTTGAGTAGGAGTTATGGAACTTAATTTAGAAAGTTATAAAGGTATACTTGTAGTGGGCGATGTTCACTCAGTATTCTCTGACTTTGCTACTTCATATTCATATGCTCGTAAACACAATTTATATTACCTGCAATTAGGTGATATATTAGATTACGGTCCAAAGCCTTTAGAAACCATGCTGTTAGCAAAAGAAATAATTGATGCTGGGCACGGTACTATTTTACAAGGTAACCACGATAACAAACTTTTTCGTTGGGCAAAAGGCAATGATGTTAAGTTAGGTAAACCTCAAAGAGATACTCTAGCAAGAGTTGACTTTGGTATAGACTTATTTAGAGATCTTGTATTGTACGTTGGTTCACAACAACCATTTTATGCTAGTTACAAAAACTTTTTCTTTACACATGGTGGGGTACATCCTGAGTTTTGGGAAACCAAAAAAATAACTAAGAAGTCTATGGAAAGTGTATTCTTATACGGGCAAGTAGATAACTCAAAACAAGTCGAGTGGAAGGGTCAAATGTATGCTCATAGAGTATATGATTGGGCAGAAGCAATACCCAAAGGGCAAATTGTATTTGTTGGACACGACAGATCACCGTTAAAAAGTGAACCTGATTTCGAAGACAACTTAAAAATGCCTTTAGTATATTACACCAAGAAAGAAGAAAGAGTAATATTCTTAGATACTGGCAGTGGTAAAGGTGGCACACTAAGTGGTGCCAAAATGACCTTTAATAACTACAATCAACTAGGAATTGAGACCTTTTTATCGTTCACATAAAAACATCAGTTAATAAATAATACTTGTAAATTACCATTGGAGGAAAAAATGGCAGATACAGAAAACACAGAGATTGTAAACGATGAAGTTGAGCAATCAGTAGAAGGGGATGCACCTGAGCAACAACAGGCTTCACTAAGCCTAGAGGAACTCAATGCATTATTACAAATCGTTGATTTAGCAGTAAGCAGAGGAGCATTCAGAGGTGCAGAAGCATCGCAAGTAGGTGCTGTCTTTGATAGGTTAAACAACTTTTTAAACATAGTTGCACAGAGTCAACAAGCAGAGGCTGAAGTGGCCAACAATGCAACAACAGAAGCAGAGGCAGAGGCTCCTGCCGAAGGAGAATAATATGCCAAGTATAACAAAACACGTTGCTAAATGGAACGAAAGAAAGTGTCTAGTGCTATTTAGAGAAGTTCCGGGTGAACCAGAAAATGCTCTATTAATTATGTCAGGCGAACTTAGTGCTACTCAACATGATGAATTAATTTCAGTTGTAGATAGCGATGAAGCACAGACAAATAGCGATTTAGCACAGGTCCTAAACGGCAGAAACTTTAGCGATGGTAGAGTAATGTTACAGGCCTTACACGCAGATGGTATGATTACCAAAGCACCTGTAAGCGAAGTTATAATGTTACCTACTCCAAAAGACGAAGTACCATTAACTGCTCTTAATGATTCAATTGCAACAATCGAAGCAGGTAAAGAAGCAGATAAACCTAATCTTGCTGATACATCTGAGATTGATGCTATTAATCAAGTTGAAAGACCTAGACAATTATCAGAAAGAGAAGCAGAAGAACAATTAGGTATTGCAAAGGGTTTATTGGAACAGGCTAATATGATTGAGCAGGATGTTGAAAGAGTTCAACAGCAAATGATTGCAGATGCTAATAGTAAAAGAGAAGAAGCATACGCAAGAGCACCTGAATTAAGGCCAAAGCCAAAACCAGGCAGACCAAAAAAGTCAGCAATATAGAAGGGAGCAATGAGCAAAAGGAAATTAATCCTTACTCACAATTCCCAACTTAGCAACTTCGACAAATTGTTGAAAGATATCTTTACGACAGAGATACCTAATGTTTTTGTCGACAAGATTGTTTTGACTGATAAGAATGGTAACATAAGTGAGCAAACAGGACAACAGATAAATGGACCAATACCATTAAATCCGAGTGTAGTATCACCTCTCTCAAAAATATGGAACCAAGAAACAACATCTGTAGAAGTTTTTCTTAACATTAAAAAAGTAGAAAAATTTGTTACAGGTGAAACAAAAAAATTATTAGATAGATTTGAAGATTAATGTTTTACCTACCAGAACAAGATTTACTTTTTGTACACATACCTAGGACAGGCGGAACCTCTTATAAAAGGTTTTTAGAAAACTATGGAACTAACACAGACATAGAATTATTTGATAATCATAGTCCTGTACAAACTGCATGTTACTTTTTAGATAATGTAGATGCAAATACAAAATTTTCTATTGTAAGAAATCCTTATAGTAGAGAAGTTAGTTTATGGAGATGGGGCAGAGCAGGAGCATTAGCGGCCTCTGATATGAGTTTTGAATACTGGTGCAAATGGAGATTTGAAGGTACACCAAAAGATGCATCTAACTTATTAACATACCTCGATCCTGTAACTGTAACAAGTTTATGGGGTATGCACAAAACACCTCAGATACTTTACCTAGTAGACGAAAATGCAAATTTAAGAGTAGACTACATAGGATGTTATGAACGTTACGAAGACATTTATAATTTTACTAGAAAGAAGTTTCATGAAGATTATGGTTATGTAAAACATGTTGCTATGCAAAATACTACACCTTGGACTAGAAAACTTAATCAAAGCGAAATGGATTGGCGACTAATTTATGAGCAACAAGATAATACACAAGAAGTATTAGATATGGTGTATAACTTTTATGATTGGGATTTTGAAACATTTGGTTATAATAGAGATTGGATGGTTGAAGATGATTCCCCAAGTCGTAATGTTGGTCATTTACCAAAACCTAGTTCTGATGCCTATATAGATATAATGCAGAACTGGCCACTCAAACAGTTTTATGGCAATAGAAAAATACTACTTGCTGATGCATTAAGTTATAGATTTATGCCAGAAGGCAAAAATAGAGGTGTATTTTTACAAAATACTATTGGTCTTAAAATAGGCGATGTTACTCTAAGAGGCGACTAGTGCCACAAGCCTACGATCCAACCGAACCTAGATATTCACAATGGCATAAAGTATTTGCATGGAAACCACGCAAATTATCTAATGGTAAAACAATATGGTTAAAGTTTTTATATAAAAGAAGCATTACTATAGACTGGATGCCACCTACATATCCTGCTAAAAAGTACTTCAAAACGCAATACACTGACATAGATGGTGTAATAAAAGACAAATTAATCCAGAAAAACCGGTAAAAAAGGTTGACCTTGACCCAGTATTTTAGTATAATAGTTGTATAAATTAAAAAGGTAGGAGAGTTTAATTATGCAAACATTAGTAATACAAACCCAGTACAGAGAAAACTATGCCGCACATGACAGTGGTTATGAGCATGGCGTAAGCGAAGCACACTGGAAGTACAAAGGTGGTTGCACTTATTTCGTAACTGATCTTACTCCTGGGCAAATCAACAAGATTGCTCATAAAGGTATTCCAACTTTAACCAAACTTATTGAAAGCAAAAACGAGGCTTTTGAAGAATATATCCTGGATTGGGAGATCCGTGAACTTGGTAAAAATGGCGACGGCAAGGGTCCAATTTGTGAGCCTTGGGAAACACCCGTAGAGTTCTTTTATAAGGACGGGTGGAAATGTCGTACCCATCACACTCCCAGTCCTGAATATACTCATTTTGCTCCAAGCATTATTGGTAAGGCTGAGCAATGGACACCTGGTTTTGGTAACACTAGGACTGACTATGCATGTCAGTTTAAAACTGCTAATGGCTGGTTTGATCAGAAAGATCCGCAACTGTTAAAACAAGTTCAGGAGGTGGCATAATGATTAAAGATAGAAATACAACTGTTCTTGCTAGTGACTACCAAAGCACAGAGCAACTGAAAAAATTCCTTGTACATTGTACAGGTGCTAAATTAACTCCAGTTGCTAATAACACTGATGCATTTTGGATTACTGGTGACAGCAGAGGAGAATACTACGAGAAGAAATACTTTAAGGTAGTGTTTGGAAATGTCACTGAAGAGTTTAGAGCAGGTAAGCCAACCAAGTCAGGTTATGGATTTGACATTCAAGCAACAGGCGATTACAGAGCATGGGCATTGATGGGCGACTTCCGTAAGATGATCAAGGAAGCAATGGCTAACTACAAGGCCAAAACAACACCAGAAAATGTGGCAAAATAGGTTGACCATTAGTACCGTTTTTAGTATAATAGTTATATAATTAAAAAGGTAGGAGTTTTTATGAAACCATGGAATGTAATACAAGAGTTAGAGAGCAACAATAGTTCTCTATTCAAGCAAGACGTAATCAAAGCAAACATTGATAATCAAGAGTTTATCACTGGTGCTACTATGTGTCTTGATCCTCTTGTAACTTTTGGTGTCAAGCAAGTACCTACAACAGACACAGACGGTCCAGGTGTTAGTTGGGATTTATTTAAGTCATTAGCAGACAAACTAATTGCCAGAGACTTAACTGGACATGCGGCAAGAGATGCCATTCAAACAATAGCAGACCATAGTACAATAGAGCAATGGAACGATTGGTACAGACGAATACTAATCAAAGACTTGCGTTGTGGTACTGGTGCTAAACTGTTTAACAAAGTAGCAAAGGATACTATTCCTTTGTTCGGGTGTATGTTAGCACATGACGGTGCTAAACATCCTAAGAAGATCACAGGAGAATGTTTCATTGAATATAAGTACGACGGTGTGCGTGTTATTGCTATTGTGCAAAATGGCGATGCTACTTTATATAGTAGGAACGGAAAACTATTGGAAAACTTCCCACACATTAACGAAGCACTCAGCAAGTCAGAGTTCGAAGGTCTTGTATTTGATGGCGAGGTAATGAGCGAAGACTTCCAAACACTTATGAAGCAAGTGCATAGGAAAGAAGGTGCTCAAACTGAGGACAGTTACCTAGCAGTATTTGACATGCTCACACTAGATGAGTTCAATGCTGGATGGAGTGGAATAAGTGCCAAAGAGCGAAGAATTAGGCTAACAACAATTAGACCACTATTTAATTATAGAATCCAATTAGTTGCGGCGACACTAATGGACTTAGATACTGAACAAGGACAAGCAGAGTTCAAAGAGATGAACAAAGTTGCGTTAGAAGAAGGCTATGAGGGTCTAATGGTAAAGCCTTCTAATGCTCCGTATCAATGTAAACGTAGTCATGCATGGTTAAAGATTAAGCCATTCATTGAAGTAACTCTCAAAGTGGTAGCACTTGAAGAAGGTACAGGAAAGAATGAGGGTTTGCTAGGCGCACTAGTTGTCGAAGGTGAAGATGACGGTAAGTTCTTCCACCTTAATGTAGGTAGTGGACTTACAGATGAGAACAGAGAACAAATTTGGGCAGACCAGGACAATGTGATTGGTCAGTTAGTTGAGATAAGAGCAGATGCGGCAACTCAAAGCCAAGACGCAGATGAAACATGGAGCCTAAGGTTCCCAAGGTTTAAGACCTTTAGAGGTTTTGAACTAGGAGAGAAATTGTAATGTACGACAAACCAGAAAACAGACAACTGTCTAGAAGGGAAAGGATTTTACTTGACCCGCTTGGTGCTAGTAACAAAAGCGATAAGGCTAAACGAACTAAAGACGAGAAAGAAGGTTCGTTTTATGGCTACAACGAAAAAGCGGATAACTACTACCCAGGACTAGACGACTAATGCCTAATTGGTGTAGTAATCATATTGTAATAGAAGGACCTACAGATAAGGTCGAAGCAATATGGAGTAAAGCAAGTGATGAATCTGATGAAGGATTATTAAGTGCCTTACACCCAATCGGAGAATGGGATTATCATAAAGCAATTGATGAATGGGGTACTAAATGGGACGTACCTATAACTGATAGTAATTTAGAATTAGAAAAAATCAATGACAGCACTTCTGCTATTGTTGGTTACTTTGAAAGTGCCTGGTCCCCACCTTTAAATGCTATCATGCATTACGAACAGGCTAATCCAGATGTTGATATACATTGTATGTATTATGAACCTGCAAATGACTTTGTTGGTTCTAATCACTATGGTGATTTTGAAATATCTAGTCAACCTAGAAGTTTTTGGGAAACAGATTCAGCAGGACAAGATTTAGATGGTACTTTTTATGTATTAGAAATGCTAGACGAGTATCAAGACGAATTAGAAGATGAGCATCTAGATGATGATACACTGGTCGACCCGGAGAAGTTACCAGAATGAAAAAGTGGGAAGAATTTTTAGAAAGTGATACAAGGCATCATTTAGGTGGTCGCCAACGTATATACAAATTTCCAAATGGGTTTGGTGCAAGTGTAATACCAGAATACGAATTCACAGAAGACGACGAGCATGATGAACACCTTGACCCAGAAGATACTAATAAAATGAAACCCGTGAAGGGTTGGTATGAAATTGCTGTTTTAGATTATGATGGTGAATTATGTTATAATACCGAAGTCACAGACGATGTACTTAGACACCAGTGTGATCCAGATGTAGATAACATACTAGGACAAATAAGTAGATTATGAAAAAGGTAGCAGAATGGTTAGAAATATGTAAAGTGCATTGGAAAGAAATCTTTGCACTTTCGTTTATATTGCATTTTGTATTCGATGGTTTTATTTTAATAATAGGTATAATAATAGGAGCAAATCTTAAATGAAAAAACTCAAAAGTCCAGTGAGTACTTTAACACACACCACAAGAGAAGTTGCACTACACTTTTTAAAGTGGAGAGAGCAACAAAAGAAAAATTCTTTAATTGGTCACAATGGTGGCCCTAAAATATAAATATAATTATGGGACAATACGACGAAGTAGTAGAAAGGCAAAGGCAATTACTTGCCGCAGAAGAATGGGCAACAGGTGTTAAGGCCATCCATGCTCATAGTTTAAGTTCTATGTGGTATGACAATCATCCGGAGCATACATCAGAAGGCAAGTATGTAACTGATGTCGAATACAATAACGGAGTAGTTGAAAGACTTCTATCAGATGGTACAAAACACTTATTTGGCAAAGCACTAACAGGTGACGATCTAATACAAGAGTATTCAAGAAACTCAGCATAACACAATACCAACTATCCGAAAAAGCAAAGCAATTCTCTGATAAATATGAGTGTACTAGAAATTAGTACAGAGACATAAACAGGAGAACAAAATGGCCTCAATCGGATTCATTGGGGTAGGCAAGTTAGGACAAGCCTGCGCCGAGATGGTCGCCGAGGTCCATGATGTTGTTGGTTATGATGTCAACCCAGTAGAGCCTGAAAACTTTACAATGGTTGACAATATGGAAGATGCTGTAAAAGGACAAGACATAGTTTTTATTGCAGTACCTACTCCACATGATCCACAGTATGATGGAAAGGCACCTACCAGCCATTTACCAAACAAGGACTTTGATTATACTATAGTTAAAGATATTCTAAGTAAAGTAAATGCGGTCGCGACCCAAGAACAATTAATAGTCCTTATCAGCACAGTACTACCAGGTACTGTTAGACGAGAATTTATTCCAATTATTACTAACACTAGATTTGTATATAATCCATACTTAATTGCTATGGGCACAGTCAAATGGGACATGGTAAATCCAGAGATGGTAATGATTGGTACAGAAAATGGAAGTGAAACAGGTGATGCAAAAGAACTTGTTGACTTCTACAAAACAATCATGCAAAACGACCCTAAGTACATTATAGGTACATGGGACGAATGCGAATGTATAAAAGTATTCTACAACACATTCATATCAGCAAAGGTTAGTTTGGTAAACATGATACAAGACGTTGCAGAAAAGCAAGGCAACATCAATGCAGAAGTTGTTTGTGATGCACTTGCTAATTCAGACAGACGTATTATGGGACCAGGTTATATGAAGCCAGGTATGGGCGATGGTGGTGCATGTCACCCTAGAGATAATATTGCTTTACGTTGGATGGCAGAGAACTTAGACTTAGGCTATGATTTATTTGATGCAGTAATGCTTTCAAGAGAAGTACAAGCAGAAAATATGGCTAAAAGGCTAATAGAGTTAGCAAGTGATTATCATCCTACAAGCAAATCAATGGTTCCTAGTATGCCTATTATCATTGTTGGTAAAGCATACAAGCCATTAGTACCATATGAAACAGGTTCTAGTAGTATGCTAGTAGGTCACTACATTGATAAAGCAGGTTATGATTTACATTACTATGATGAACAAACAGGCGATGTTCCGCCTAGCGACATACTTAGTAATCCTGCAGTTTATTTGTTAGCACATAATCCAGAAGTAACGTACGGTGACCAATTAGATACTGTACCAAATTGGTATGGCGAGCATAATGTTACTGACTGTGATGAAGCATTGAGTGTGAAAACAGGCAATGGTTCAGAACTTAGTTTTGCACCAAACAGTATTGTAGTAGACCCATGGCGTAAGACACCTGACATTGATGGTGTCTCAGTTATACATTACGGAAATACTAGAGGAGCCAAATGAACATAGATCAACAAATACTTGATCACTTATTCCATAAGTGGGGTAGTGACAGTGAAAAACTTGCACTAAACGAGCAGTATCGCTATACCCCTCCCTACCCTACTTTGGCTTTAGATGATTTTATACCTTATAATGTAGCAAAATTACTTTACGAGGAAAGCCAAACCATACCTAAAAAGTATTGGACAACATTTACAAGAGCAGACAGTTATATGGAAGAGTGTAAAGACTTAACTGAGGCTCCTGTAGCACGTGGTGTTGTTAGTGCATTACACAGCAGAGAGTTTTTAACATGGCTCAGCCAAGTGTGTGATGTACAACATCTATTACCAGACCCATACTTAACTGGTGCTGGTTATATGAAAAGTTACAAAGGCGACAGTTTAAAAATACACTCAGACTTTAATTGGAACGAAGAGTGCCAAACACACAGAGCATTAAGTTTAATATTATACTTCACACCAGACTGGGATGAAGCATGGCACGGTGATTTACAGTTTTGGGATTTTGATAAAACAGAAAAAGTAGTAAGTTATCCACCTAAGATGGGCAACGTGGTTGTGTGGAAATATCACAAACGTGGTTTCCATGGACACCCAAATCCAATTGAATGTCCTGAGGATAAATTTAGAGTTGGCTTTAGAACATTTTATTATATAGCAGACAGTAAACACGATTGGAGAGATCCTCCACACAAAAGTTTATACTGGTATGACAAAGAAAAGAATCAACCTTACCATTTAGAAAACGAATACGGACACGGTAAACTGGATGACAACAGTGAAAAATAATTACACTTATCAAGGACCGCTTAATGGCGGTTATGCTATACAGGACAAAGCCATTACATCAGAACTTAGAGACTTTTGTGAAAGCACATACGAGTGGCGAGACTTCTTTGCCGCTGATGGTGTTACAGATCACAGAGAAAAGTTTATTGAGATATTCGGTAGATGGATTCGCAGTAGTGAATTAAATACCATCGACGGATTAGATGCTTTCTCTCATGTTACTCAAACTAATGGTACTAGTGAAGCATTCAGTATGTTTATGCAACGTCATATAGACAAGAACTTTAAATTTTTTAAAGGCGACTTTATGATGCACAAAGTTGCTTGTAATAATATGAATGCTAACTGGGAATGGATTTATAACTATGGACAAATTACAGAAGGTGACGCAGTAATTATTAGTTGTCCTTTTAGTGACACAGGCAGATTAAAAGAAGACATGCACGAGTTGTTAGAGTGGTGCACAATTAATAACGTACCAGTACTAATAGATATGGCGTACTTTGGAATGTGCTATGGAATAGATATAGACGTAGACAAGCCTTGCGTAGAAGAGGTTACTTTTAGTTTAGGAAAAACATTTCCCATGATAGGTGCTAGAGCAGGCATACGTTTACAACGTAAAGAAATAGACGATGCTGTACTGTTTGCTAATCAACACGGTATAGTAAATAACTTTGGCGCAATGATAGGCGAGTTTGCCATGAGTGCTTGGGGACCAGACTATATACCTAACAAGTACATGAAAACACAATGGGTAGTTTGCAATAAATTAAAATTAAAACCAACTAGTTGTGTTATTTTTGCCCAAAGCAATCGCACAGAGCACGACCAGTTTAATAGAGGAAACGATCTTACAAGACTTTGTATATCAAAATTACTAGTAGAGGAATATGAACGAACCAAAGCATTGTAGTTTACTGTGGACACACCTCAGTAACGAACCAGGCGGAACTTGTAGAAGTTGCTGTATTGCTCGTGAAAGAATTTCACGACCAGATGGTTCAGACTACACGTTAGGGGAAGATTCAATAAGGGACATTTTTCATAGTGATTATATGAAAAATTTAAGGCAGGAAATTCGCGAAGGCAAGACGCCGGATAATTGTGCTACATGTTGGATAGATGAAGACAATGGTAAAGAGTCTAAGCGACAGTTATACAACGGATACGCAGAATGGAGATACCCAGATGGAATAGATTACGAGGCTGAACCCGATATGCCGCGGGACTATCAACTTATATTAGGAAACGCATGTAATTTGAAATGTAGAACTTGTAATGCAAATTACAGCAGTAAATGGAGAAAAGAATCTATAGATAGAAACATAGAATTTTGGGAACCGCCCTCTAAGATAGATTTACACGACTTAGAACAATCTCAGTTTTGGCTAGACATAGAGGATTGGTTACCCCATGTTAGAGTTTTAGAAATAATGGGTGGCGAGCCTTTCTATATGAAAGAGTTTCGCAAACTCATTGACAAGTTAGTGGACATGGGAGTAAGCAAAAATATAATGATTACTCTCAGCACTAACGGCACATTCTACAATGACAAACTAATAGATAAAATTGTAGGCAACTTTGAGAACTTAGGGTTCAACATAAGTTTAGATGGCATAGAGCAAAAGTTTGATTATCTACGCCATGGAGATAGTTGGGATAATGTTAAAAGTAATTTAGATAAATTTTATAAATTACACACAGAAAATGATCATGTTAATATTAATGTTACACATACCGTGAGTGTGTGGAACTTTTTCTACTTGAGAGATTTTCATTATTACTTTGAAACAAATTACCCAGAGTTTTTGATCTGGAACAATTTAGTACACTTCCCAGAATGGTGTGAAGCAAATGTTGTTCCAGGTTTAACAAAGTCTGTTATTGCTGACAGAGTAAAACATCCTGAAGATTTTGGATTACCAAAATGGAATGAAGAAAAATACAACAAGGATATTTCACCATTAGTAGAACATGCTTTAACAGATAGCACAAAAGAACATTGGCAAAAATTTATAGAACAAGTCAATGCTGGTGATGTGTATAGGAGCGAAAGTTTTGAAGAAACATTTACAGAACTTTATAATGTAGTAAAGGGAGACATGATAAGTATATAACATGGCAAAGAATAGTAAAAGCAAACCAGAGATAGGAGATCGCATAGAACACACTTGTAGTCTTAATGGCAAATTTGAAGGCAAGGTTGTAGAACTATTAGCAATGCAATTTGTATATGAGACCAAAGAAGGTCATCGTAGATTTTGCTTGTTTAGAGAATTATGGAAAAAGATAGATGAATAAGAAAAAGAAAAAAGAATTTGATATGTCTGACCTGGGCGGTATCAGAGATGAATGGAAAAATGTTAATTGGAATTTAATACAACGTATGCGATTTATGAATGCTGATGCAGAAATAGATCCAGCAGATGGTTACGAATTAAAAAAGAGTGATGAAGACTAGATATTACATATTAGCAGGTATAGTTTACACATTGCTTATAGGCTTTACTGCGAGTGCAATCCAGGGAAGGCTTACAGGTGAAGCAATTAAAGACCAATGTTTTATAGATGGCTGTACAAAAGTATATGAATTCACAGGTGAAGTCGGTGGCGAGGAATGGGAAGAATTAATTGTTATTGCTGAAGAGTATCAAGAAGAAGCAGAGATGTGGAAGGAAGATGCTGAAGCAAAATGGGAAAGTGAAGAAAATCCGTACTACAAAGCAGGCAGTGAATCAGATGCTGACGCATACATAAATTTATTTTTTATGTTATCAGATCCAATCAATTGGGTATTCACATTGATAATTGCTACATTTATAGCAGGTTTCTATCTAGCATTTTACAGTTGTAAACTTTGGATAGAAAGATATTTTAAAGGAAACGATGATGAGTAAAACATACTGCCCATTACCGTTCACGCATTTAGCAACACACCCACATGGCGGGTGTACATTATGCTGTATAAGTGATCACAAAAATGGAGCAAGTAGAAGTAAAAATTACAAAGAAGACGGCGGTAACGAATGGTTAGACTTAAATAATCATAGCATAGGCGACATTATGAATTCTGACTACTACAAAGAAGTTAGATTGCAAATGTTAAACGATGAAGAACCAGCCGCATGTACGAGGTGTTATGATGAAGAAAGAAAAGGTATTACCAGTAAACGTCAGTCAGAGTCCGAGGTATTTACGCACTTCGGCCCCGATAGAGCAAAAGAACTTACTAGAGAAGACGGCCATATTGATTTGGATCTTCGTTTTGTTGAACTTCGTCTTGGTAATCTGTGTAATGTCAGGTGTCGTACTTGCAATCCAGCAAGTTCATCTCAGTGGCGTAATGATTATAAAAAAATTGAAGCAAGCCTGGACTTCGTTACGAAATATGGTAACATAGACAAAGACGAATACAAGTGGCCTGAAGAAGATGCTTTTTGGGACGACTTATTTGATTCAGCACCCAACTTAGAATTGGTATATATAAATGGTGGCGAACCAACACTGATTAAAAAACATTGGGAATATTTAGAAAAATTAATAGCGGCCGATAGAGCAAAGAATATGACTCTATGGTATAATATTAACATGACAAACTTACCAGAGAAAACATTTGATATATGGAAACAGTTTGGCAAGATCCAAGTAAGTGCTAGTATAGATGATTTAGGCGACCGTAATTATTATATTAGACATCCAAGTGATTGGAAAACAGTAACAGGGCACTTAGAACAAATTATGGCTGAGGACTGGATAGAAACCAGTATATGTCAAACAGTCAGTGCCTACAACTATCCTTACTTAGGAGAGTTTCATAATTGGGCATCAAAAGAGTTAGGACTACATGTACATCTAAACTATGTGTATGATCCTACATTTTTAAGTCCTAAAGTAATACACCCAGAAGCAAGAACACAGATACACTCACAGTTTAGAAAAGACTTTGGTAATCATCACGGATTAGGCAATCTGTTATCTATGTTTGATAACGACGAGTGGGACGAGGATGGTTGGAAAAAGTTTAAAATCTATAACGATCAACTCGATAAAATTAGAGAACAAGATTGGCGAAAAGTGTTCCCTAAATTAGTCGAGTTATGCGAATGAAAGTAGCAGTACACCAAAACGATCCTACAAAAGAAATTAACGAAGAGTTACAGCAACACTTCTTTAAAGAAGATTCTGTTTTTATGCAACTATGCTGGAATAGAATTATACATCAACGAACACATAGTTACTTAAAAGAACTTAACGAAGATATGATTACTATGAATGTGTATGATGCAGATACAAAAGGCCTTGTTCCTTTTGAAATAATAGAAGAAAGTGATACTAGCAAGATAAGAGAATATGATGTTTTTGTAATTCATCCAAGTGCATTAGCACGGCTCAACACCAAGGAGATAGAATATTTAGTTAATAGTAAAAAAACTCGTGTAGTGCTAGACTACTTGTTTGAGGCAGAAATAGATACTTATATGCCTCTTATAACAACAATAAAAGACTATATTGGTACACCTGATAACTGGATGTTGCTTGTAGGCGGCGACATTGTGTCTAATGACGAGGATTTACTACTAAGGTTCAAAGAAAAAACTTCAGTAGACTTAGGCTTTTTTAACTACTTTAGAATTAACGAAGCATGTATCGGTAAAGAAAAATTACGTGACGGAAAGTATAGTATTGATACTATACAGAAAAATTTTAGAGCACAAAAAAAATATGATTTTTTATGTTTAAATCTCAAACCAAGATTTCATAGAATAGCATTAATTAAATGGCTAAAAGAAAGAGGAATGACACATCGAAATCTTGTTACTGCTAGATGGGGATATCAACAACCAACAAAACGAGCAGACGAGTTCTATGAAATAAAGAATTCGCATGGATTTTTTCAAGAACTAGAATCAGGCGACTATTCAGAAAGGCTTAGAAGAGAGTGTACATTTTATAACGAAACACCTGAAACATTGTTACAATTTGTTAAAGAAAACACAGAAGAATTAATTATTCCTGTTATGCAAGACATCTATCAGAAAAGCGACGATAGATCATTTATTAATGATGTATATAAAGATACATATTATTCTTTAGTAACCGAAACATATTACGATGATGAATTTATTAATCAGTTACCAGATATGCCAGAGGAATATAATCATAATTTAAAGAGAGCATTCGTTACTGAAAAAACATATAAGCCTCTAATGTATGGTCACCCTTACATGGTAATTGGAAATATAGACACAAATACAGTTCTAAAAAATCAAGGATTTGAAACATTTGATAGTGAGTTCGATATAAGTTACGACACACTCAATGACAAAAACAGATATAACACAATATTAAGTAATGCTATGACATTTGACTATGAAAGATTTGATTACCATACACTAGGTAAAATTGTACATAACTTTCATAACTTTTACGACAATAGAAAATTACTAGAACACATGGATACATTATGGAAAATAATACAGTAAAATTTGTAAACATAACAGGCAATGCAATACTAGAATATAAATCTCAACACCCAGAGGAAATGTATCCACCCACACATATTTTTCCTTTTACAGATCCAGGACCAGAAGCATCATGGAATGAATATCATGATTTTGATTTTGACATACTAACAGGCAACGGTGTTAAGAGATACAAATTAGATTGGCAGAATGCGTATATGATTGACCAATGGGAGTCTCAGCATTTTGCACACGAGCAAGATGGTATATTCAAAGAATTTTTAAAACACAATATGATTGTAGAATCTATTTTAGATAGTTCTTATATTGGAAATATAGAAAATTATATAAATGATCAGGATTGTACATTAATTATAATTTTACATAGATTGTATTCGTATTCTTTGCCCTATAGTTTTTGGCGTAAGTGTCATGATATCGGTATAAAAGTAGCAATAGATAATTCGTTTGAAGCAGAAACATACAGTTTACATAAATTATTCTTTTGGCTCAACAGTTGTTTTGAAGACACAAGTTTTGTTAAATTACTTACATCACAATTTAATAATCAATTGCCAAAGGATCATAAAACTATTAAACAACAGATCAAAGAACACTTTAAAATAGATTTAATAGAAATAGATTTTTTTATTTTACACGAACAAAACAATAAAATAGCATCAACGTCTAAACATAGTAGTCCTTTAGAATATGCTACATTCGAACCAGAAAAAATATATGTAGACAATAAACCTAAAAAGTTTTTATGTATGAATAACTATATGAAAGAGCATCGCTTTTTTATTTTAAATCATTTAGTTAATACATTTGATAACGACGGAAATAGATTAATTGATAATTGTATTGCAAGTGCAAGATTTTCATTAGACCCTAATAAACCATTTTATAATCATGGCGTTGACAGAACCGACTACGAACATTTAAACCACCAATCAGAAATTATATTAGGTGAAAGACTTAACCAAGAAGAATTTGATAAGACAAGCGAATATTTACCTATTATTCTAGATGATGATTTAGAGGATAATAAATATGCTGTCAATCCTGACTTATTTAATAATGACAGTACCTCACAGTACGAATTTAGAGATAGATGGGTTAATTGGAAATGGTATGCTAATACAGAAATAAGTTTAGTTACTGAAAGCAGTTATACTGCAAATTTAGTTTTACAAAAAGGTATATTTCATCAGTACATACCTAAAAGCGATGGTTATCCATACTATGATCAAATACCACAAGAGATAGGATTTATAACAGAAAAAACATTGAAGCCTATTATGTACGGTCACCCGTTCTTATTAATTACACACCCTGGTACACTAAGGCATTTAAGAAGCATAGGATTTGAAACTTTTCCAGAATGGTTTGATGAAAGTTACGACGATATAGAACTTGATGACGAAAGATTTAAGGCTATTAAAAAACAAGTAACACACATTGCTAATACAACATTGCACATAGATGCAATCAAAGACAAGTTAGAACATAATAGACAACTGTTCTTTAATGCAAAAACCTGTGCTAAAATATACGATAAATTAATAGATGACATTTTAAAATAGCATAAATACTGTTATGAACGACTACAAGAAAACACAGAAAGAACTCACAGAACTTAATCATGACGGTAATGAGGATCGAGACGAACACGGTAACGATACTTCGGAACAGTCAAAACTGACAGACAAAGAAAAACTTATACAAAAGAAGTTAGAAGAATTGAGAAAAAGAGACCCTTTTATTTACAGATAATAAAATGCGTATTCTCGGTTTAAGTTTTTTATTTCATGATGCCGCCGCCACCGTTGTAGAAGATGGCGAAATTCTGTATGCTTCACATTCCGAAAGATACAGCAAATTCAAAAACGACCCATACTTAAATCACGATATGATTGCTGACTGCTTAAAGTTTGGCAAGCCAGATGTAATTGTATTACACGAAAAACCATGGGCAAAAAAACTAAGAAATATATATGCAGGTAATTGGAGAGCATTACTAGAACCAACAATGAAATCATGGATCAAAGATTTTTTCCCAGAGTTACATGGCATTCCAATTAAAACTTACTGGCATCACGAAACACATGCCGCCGCTGGTGTATTAACTAGTGACTTTGATGAGTGTGCTGTTATCTGTATCGATGCTATTGGCGAATTCGATACTGCAACTACATGGCAATGGAAGAAAGGTAATCTTAAGAAAATACACAGCACAAAATTTCCTAGCAGTCTAGGATTATTTTATAGTGCTATGACGGCCCATGTTGGTCTGAAACCAATGGAAGACGAATATGTTTTAATGGGCATGGCCGCATACGGTAAACCCATTTATGAAACTGCTATGCATCAAGAATTTTTTGTAGATGCTGATTGTAACGAACCAGCAAATGTTATTGAAATGACAAAAAATTTGCAAAAGGGTGTGCCTGCTAATTATTTAGGCAGAGACAAATGTGCATTAATTGATGAATGGGGACATCACAGTTTAGATTACGACATAGCCGCTAGTGCTCAGGCTGTAGCAGAAAAACGTATATTTGAATATGCCAGACATGCTTTAATAAAAATAAACAGCAAAAATTTAGTATTCATGGGCGGGTGTGCTTTAAATTGTGTTGCTAACGGTAATCTATTTAAGTTATTTGAAAACGTACACATTATGCCTAACCCAGGCGATGCTGGTAGCAGTTTAGGTGCCGCCGCTTTACATTACTATAATGTAACTGGTAATAAAGTAAATTGGACTGGTGCATATTTAGGTAATAGTATTAGAGGCGATTACCCTATTAAGAAATCATTAGCAAGTCTACTTAAAGGTGAAATATTTGGTATTGCTAATGGCCCTGCAGAGTTTGGGCCAAGAGCATTGGGTAACAGAACTTTGTGTGCTGACCCACGTGGTAATAAAATTAAAGACAAAGTAAACAAAATAAAACGTAGACAAGAATTTAGACCTTTTGCACCAATTATATTAGAAGAGCATGTACACGAATATTTTGAAATGCCAGGGCATATTAGTAATGCTCCTTATATGCAATTTGTTGCAAAATGCAAAAAGCCAAAAGAATTTCCAGCAATAGTTCATGCAGATGGTACAAGCAGAGTGCAAACAGTTAATGAATCTGAACACCCAGACTTGTATGAACTAATGACACAATTTTATAACGAGACAGGTTGCCCAATGATACTGAATACTAGTTTAAATATCAAAGGCATGCCTATAGTCAATGATGAGAACGATGCCGCAGACTTCGAAGAAAAATATAACGTCCCAGTCCACACTAAGGACGATTAAGAAAAAGTTACAAGGTAAGTGTACTACCTGTGGTGGAACTTTGCCGGATCATATTGGTGTATGTCCTGTATGGGGCAAACAATTACAAGATCGTTATAACAAAATAAATGCTGAAGTACAGCATATTAGCACATTAGTACAAACAGTAGTAGACAACTTAGAAGCAGAAAGAAATGTATGATATTTTTTACATAGGTGAAAACCAAAGTCTCAAAGATAATTTTCCATTTGCAAGGAAAGTAGATGACATTGACTTAAAAAAGATATCAAAAATTTCTAAAACAAAATTATTTTTTATAGTAGAAAATAACATAGAAGTAACAGACTATGAAGTATTTAGATATGTTCCCTCACACTACACTGAAAACTTTATTCACAAGTGGAAGTGGGACAGTAACAACTATGGTGGTGTATCGCTATATCCAACAAATTATGAAAACACAGATACATCATATATAAACGAAATTGTGTGCAAAAAGAGTTTTGATATTTTATATCAGGCAGAACCAAAAGACTATTTTAATAATAACAATCTTTCATCGCATGTATGGTGTGTTGACCCAGAATATAAACTTAATAACGATATTAACTGGGCACCTGGTAATTTTGAACCAGACTTTATACACAGTTTTCACCTGCGTGGACAATTAGAGCATAAGTACCCTGCTCAAGAAGGAGGCATAAAATTATTTCCTAGAGAATGGTTAACAGCCAATACAAAATATCACAGTTACTTAGATGCTAGTGTTGAATACCCTGTTATCTTTGTTAAAGATATTAATGACTACTCGCAACGTAATACTTTTAAAGAAGACTATGTGTGGCTAGTAGACAGCAAACACAAAGTTAATTTAAAAACATTTGATTGGGTACCAAGTCCGTTTGATGACGACATGATACATACTTTTAGGATGCCGTATCAACTAACAGAAACATATCCATTAGCAATGGGAGGTGTCAGACTGGTACCTCAAAAATGGGAATCAGCAGAAACAAAGATTCATCCTGCATGTCCTATAGAAGACGAACAGTATGATGTGTTTTATATAGATGAAGACGAATTCACTTCTGAAACATATAGCGAATATGCTGAACGTAGTAAAACCGAGTGGTTTTGGATAGTTGATAGAGAATTTGATTTTAATGGTAAGTTATTGTTTGTGCCTGCAGAATATGAACAAGAATATATACATGTTTTCAAAATACCAGGATATTTAGAAGAAAGATACCCTGCAGATTTTGAAGACCCATGGGATAACAGATGCGGCGGTATTAGGCTAGTCCATAAAGATTTTGATATAACTAAACACAAATATCAAAACAACATTTGCCCTATTCGTTACGATGTATTTTACACAAATAACTTAGGCGACTATGAAACTTATGCTCGTAAAAGTAGAACTAAAATGTTCTGGCTTATTGATGATGAGCACGAGGTAGACAATGTGTTTAATTATATTCCGCATAGATATGATCAAAAAACTATACACATTTTTAAGATACCAAATCAATTAACACACAAATATCCTAAAGCAGTAACAAATGTAAGCGACAATAGGTGCGGTGGAGTAAAACTTGTACCGGTAAAATATGATGTTGATAATATAAAATATATCGATCATTCACCTACAGGATATAAGCAATACCCTATTTTGTATGTAGAGGACACATCAGATTATAATATAGTAACCCAAGACTGCTGGATAATAGACAAAGAATATCAATTTGATGACGAAGTAGATTGGACTCCGCCTGACTTTCAAAAGAATATGATTCACACATTTCATTTAAGTAATCAATTAAAGCATAAGTATCCAGAAAAAATGGGTGGTATACGTTGGGTGCCTAAATTATGGAAGGACGCCGAAATAGTTATTCATAACATAGCACCATTTAAAGATTTAGATTTTGAAAAGTTTACCAACGAAGATGAAGGTAGAGAAAAATGCAAGAATAATTGGTTTTGGGTAATTGACCCAGACGTAGATGTAGTAGAAGATTTTGATTTTGATTTTGTGCCTGATACATGGGACGAAGGAAAACAACATGTGTGGCAAAAACTAAATCCTATTACAGGCAAGCAATACGATTATGGCGGTGTAAGTTTATGTCCTAAAGAGCCACAAACAAAAGGCAGACCAAAATATATTAGAAAAATTTGTAGCACACAAAAAGAGTATCCTGTTTACACAATGACATCAAAAGATGTCAAAGACGGCGTAGCAGAGTTTTATAAAAAATGTGCAGAAAAAACACAAACAAAAATGTTTTGGGTAGTAGACTATTGTGTACAAATCTGTGAGTCGTTCGACTTTAGTTACTACCCAACTCAGTGGGATATTAAAAACGTTCATGTGTGGCAAAATGAAAATGGTGATCACACAGATGTTAGATTATGTCCTACTGCTTTATTTTTAGATAACAGTTTTACTGAAAAAGAAATAGTCAACAATACATTTGATGACTTAAAATTAATGCCTAAACAGGCCAGTGAAATGCCAGAATGGAATGTGTACACATTTAATAATACGCCACTTAAACAACAATTAATTGACTTTGCTGAGCAAGATAATAATGCATACTTTTGGACAGTTGACAGTAATGTAGATACATATGATAACTGGAATGCTAAGTTTAAACCTTCTGTAGAGAATGCTGATAAACTACATGTATGGCAAAAACTAAACCCAAGAACAGGCAAGGTACATGCATACGGCGGCGTAAGGCTGTGGCCAAACCCCCTATTAGACGTATTTAAAACGTCTTACAGCAGTGATGATATCAAGTATAGTAAAACATCAAGGGGTAAGTTACAATACGTTAAAGACGCTCTAAGTGTGTCTAAACCATACGATATAGTGTTCCTATCCTACAAAGAAGCGGGGTCTACAACTGCATATGAGCGTCTTACAGCAAGGTTTGATGCAACCTGGGTCAAAGACATTAAAGGCATATTTAATGCACACAAAGAAGCGGCAAATAGGGTTAAAAGCGATATGTTCTGGGTAGTAGATGCTGATGCTGATATTAGTGAGGACTTTGATTTTAGTTATATACCCGATGTTTATGACGAGGAAGTAGTACATGTATGGGCAAGTAAAAATCCTGTAACAGGTGAAGAATACGGTTATGGCGGTGTTAAATTGTTTAACAGGCAACAAATACTAGATGCTACTAGTTGGGGATTAGACTTTACCACAGGACTTAGTAAACGTTTTAAAGCAATGCCTGAAATAAGTTGTACAACTAGATTTAATACAGATGCGTTTAGTACATGGCGTAGTGCTTTTAGAGAATGTGTTAAATTAACACTTAGTAATGATCCTGACAGTGAGAAACGTTTAGAATCTTGGTTACATCCTATACCTGATGCTAACTTTAGACATGATGCCAAACGAGGAGCAGAAGAAGGTAAAGCATTCGCTTTAGCAAATAAGGATAACTTAGAACAATTAAATAATATTAACGATTACGACTGGTTAAATGAACAATACAATAAATCTAAATAGTTGGGAGCAAGTAACAAAGTACATTGATAATGGCTTTTGGAAACCTTCCCCTAGTTGGTTTGAGCATATCATACAGCATCAGGGTGTTTATCCACGTGATGCTTTTAGCAAAGGCCAGTTAGCAAGTAAGACTTGGTTACTAGGTGAACTTTATAAAGTTACTCCATTACCAAGTAATATGACAGTTGCTATTTTAGGTTGCTGGATAGGTACTTTGGTTGAACCATTACATAAGGCATTAACCATAGAACGTATATATGGTATCGACATAGACCCACAAGCAATAGAACTATCAGAAAAACTCAATCAAAGATATGTCGAAAATTCGTGGAAATATAAAGGTGTGGTGGCAGACATGTCGATGCTGTCGACACATAACATGGAATTCACTACAGGCGGAGAACTAATTAGAGTCAAACCCGATTGTATTATTAATACCAGTTGCGAACACATGGATAACGAATGGTTCGACTCGGCAGACGATGATCAATTAATTGTTATGCAAACTAACAATAGCGAAGATTTTGAAGGGCATATTAATATATGCGATAGCATAGACGACATGAAAGCAAAATATCCATTATCAAAAACACATTTTATAGGGCAGTTAATTACACCTGCTTATACAAGATTTATGCAAATAGGTTACAAATAGGTTGACAAACGCCTTAAAATTTACTATAATATAAGAGTAATAAAAATTGTAGGAGATTTTATTTATGTTTGAATTTTTCATTTTTTTACTTATAGGCACATTTTTATACTTTGGCGGTGTTCAAGGTGTTATAGGTCTAATTAGTGGATTATTTAATCTTGTAATTAATATTGCGTATTGGATTCCTGTTATTGTTGGAATACTGTTTTGTTACGGAATTTACTGGATTACTTACATATACTAATCATCGTTGATTGTGTTTAGGGTCCGGCCTATTCCACCAACTCCATAATTCAGGATGTTGGCTGTAAATATCATTTATAGTTAAACGACCATCTTGACCATCTTTTCTTATTGATTGAATAATTTGCTGATATTTACGACCATTAAAGAATTGATCGTTTGCTGTGTCAGGCCATTGCTCTTGGAATGTAGGTGATTCTAGTAATCCTTCTAGTTCGCGTATAAGTGTTTGTTGCTTTTCAGTTACTCTTGGTCTACAGTAATCTAATAAGTCATTTACTATTTCATCGAGTATGTGTCTAGGCCATGCCATGGGCGATAATACTATATCGGCATGAAAGGCAAACATACGTTTTGTTTCTATTTTAACATCAAGTTCTAATGCATAATCTAAAAAGTTTTTAATATCAAATAAACCTGGACCAGTTATAGTTAAGTCCATAATCATTTTATCATGTCCGCCGGGTAGTTCAACACCTTCTCTAAAGTTTCTATCCCACTCTTCCCAATTAAGACCTGTCCTAATAAACTCACCTATAGGTCCAGTGCCGTCTATACTTGCACACATAGTCCAATCTTTTGCTTGTGGTAACCAATCGTACAAGTAATAATCTTTATATCTAACTCTGCTTAGATTACTGTTATATCTTAAATGTACTTTGTGTAGATTATTATCTGCTTGTAGTCTATCCATTGACTTCCAGTGTATGTCATACATCAGTGGCTCACCACCAACCCAATATAATTCTTCAACTGTACCTGATTTAATATATTCCCAAAATTCTTCTTCGACTACTTCCTTTTGAAACTTCTCGATAATCTTCTTGTTCTCAGGAACCATAAACGGTTGTTGCTCAGGTGTCCAAAGGTCGTGTTTCCTTTTTTCTGTCTCCCAACTGCTACTGAGTTGTTCGCCACACATACGGCATTTAAAATTGCATAAATTACTATACCTATAATCAAAAGATATAGGTTCCATTGTAGTTCTTCCATCTTCGTCTGTCTCCTCAAAGCATTGGTCTATTTTATCATTGAATAAAAAGCCTGTAAACCATTGACGATATGTGCTGTTACTTAATAAACTGTCGTTGCATACATCACATTGTGGTATTTTTTCTCCTGCCATAAGTTTTTTTCTTATGTCCATCATATATGGTGAGTTCCAATGTTCTTTTAAACTTACAGGGTTGTAGTCAGCAATAGTTCCTGACTCTTTTACTTCTCCGTACTTTTCGTCATTACTAGCATCAATGTATTGCTTTTGGAATTGATGCTCTTCCCTACTAGCACAACACATACGTCTTTCGCTTTGCGGCGAAATATATGTATGAGTCCACGGAGCAGTACAAAACACCTTGTTAGGCGATTCTGGACTTACTGAACCATGCTCCCATATGGGTTTAATTTTACTCATATTCAAATCCTATATGTATTGTATCTCTATGATTTTCTGATGGAAAATTTATTCTGTGTAATTGTCTTGCTCTAAATATTACAGCAGTACCAGGAGTGCCATTATAAAACTTACCAGGTATGTCACTTACACAAGAATATTTATTTTTTATTTCACTATATGACTCATCATTTATGTAAGTTAAATCTTCTTCCATGCATACAGCACCGCTTTCTTTATTTACATTGTTTAAGTATATAATCATTTTAATTCTATTTTCTGGTTGGTAAGTATCAGCATGCCAAAACAATGAAGGCCAGCCGCCTGATAAAAGTTGTTTGTGTTCAGTCTTATCAAATTCAACATCTGGTATTCTTGAGTTCCATAAATAAGAATTTGTCATTTCTCCTATAGGGTGCATTCGCTCTAATCTAAATTCTTTTATATTCATTCCTACCCACTCTGCAATATGTTTATATTCTTCTGTGGATTGCAGTTGACCATCACCACTGTATAAGTCAATCGCTGGTTGGTCATCAAAATATAATTCAGTTGGCAATGTTTGGCTGTGATATATTTTATATAATTGTAGTAAAACAAAAGGCGGAACTTCTTTAACTAATACTTCCCCTTTGTTTGGCACATCAATCATAATAAATCTTTCAAAGGCACAACTACATTTTTTATTTTATCCCCTCGCTCATTTGCATTATCATCTGCCTCTTGTAGCACTTGTTCATATGTGCTAATATTATATCCTGTACTTATACGCATAGCATCTTGTGGATTTGGTGTTGCCCAATGTAGTAAATGTGCAGGCATAAATGTAAAGTGCCCATCAAAATTATCTAAGCCTACTACTTCGTTTATATCTTTATCTGGTTGATAATATGTAGTAGTGCCTGTATCCTTAATTACATAATAACCATGCCAAACACCATAATGTCTGTGTGCAATAATTTGTTGACCTTTAGGCCAAACATTTATCCAACTTTTAAAATAATACTTGTTGTAATCAGTGTCTCCAACCATTTCTAAGCATTCCTTAATATATGGAAATAAAAACTTTAATTGCGGGAAAACTTCTATACAAGTATACTCATGATAACTCGCCCAGTCAAAACTAGGATAATTGTAATCTAATTCGCTAGTGGTATCTGCATGTGGATATATTTCAAAACGTCTAGCAACAATGTCTTGGTAAATTTCTCGTAGGTCACTGGGTATTATTTTACCATCTATTAATACTTCGTTACCTATTGACTTTTTCTCAAGTTGGTAATCTACCGTTCTATTGTCCACCAAGTCCATCACTATCAGTATCCCATCCTATGCTACTACCTGATTTTTTCTTAAAGTCAGGTTCGTCTGCATACTTGTCATCATCATAGTCGTCTTGGCTTTCGCCTGTGTTACGTCTATCTTTTCTGTTGTCAGTTCTATCACGTACATCTATAACCTGTACTACACCGTCCTCGTCGACTTCTCTGTGAGCATATATTTCTACTGCACGTTCGCCTTTGGGTTTCTGAATATCTTCTTCCTCAACCTCTAATGGTCTAACTTCTAAACTGTCATACCATTCTACTAAGTTAGGGAATGTTTTTCTAAAATCCTTTCCTCTTCTTACATCATACTGATCATAAAAAACTTTAAAGTCATGTTCTAACTTCCATCTATCAGCAGTATTTCTATGAGGTGTTTTAACAACGTCTAAGTATTCTATTAGTCTACTTAGTTGATCTGCTTCCCAGTCTTGAACTAATGCTCTGCCAGTTCCGTCTAGTTCTTGTTTTTGTTGCACTTTTCTGTGCCATGCTAATAACTGATCATGATATTTTGTTCTTAGGTCATCTGGTAGTGTTAATGCACTTTGGAAACTTGGAAAACGCAATATGTTTACACTAAAACTTGGCTTGTTATGTCCAAATTCTCTTTTGAGTTCTAATACCCAATCTAAAAACTCTACCATACTATCTAAGCATAAAGCATTAATAGTCATCATCATATGGAAGCCTTCGATCTTGCCTTCCCTTAACATTTTTACACAATTTTGACTAAACTGCGGAAAGTCTAACCCGTCTCTGATGTATTCACCTTGGGCACCAAAAGCCTCGCCACTAGTGTATAAATGAAAACGTTCAACATGCTGTGTTGCTTCTGCAAGTTTGGCAATTAGTGTATCTTTAGCACCTAAGTTACTGTTAATTGCATAACGCATGTTTTTTGCGTTAGGATGGCTTTCACCATTTTCTTTGAACCAATCAAATAGGCCCCAAACACTTGCACTCATTGTAGGTTCGCCGCCTGTAATTCTTAATTCATCTAATTCTAAACTTAGTTCAGGCCACCATTCCCAAAATGCTTTCACATAAGGATTTTCTTCGTCTTTCTCAAATGGGTCGGCATACGGGGCATCATCTATAAAGTGACCTCTAGCATCACTTCTAATATTTGAGTATCCACCGTTTGTTCTAATATCTTTTACCCATGTTGTACTAAATGCTGGATTACAATAACTACATGCAAACTGACATGTTCTGTCAAACGCAATTTCTAAAGTTTTTAAGTTTACATCTTCTGCAGGGTCCATTGTAGCAATTCGTTCTAATTCTTTATCACTATAAATATGTGTTTTAAAAGTACGATCACTGACAGGTCTTCCGCCATCTGCATCATGCTCCATATCTTCTATTTTCCAGCAGTATTCACATTCCTTAGGTCGTGTGCCTTCTAACATCATTTGACGCATTTTCTTCTTGTGCCTAGTATTGTGAATAGCACTAGGATTAGTTTTAATTTCTTCTTTGTCTATATTATGTGCAGGGGGATGGTGACAACTTGCTGTGCCTCCGTGTCCTAGCCATATGGTAGCATTGTACCATTTAGCACCACAAAACGAATCTGATATAGGATCAATTACTCTTTTCCTGTAATCATCAAATGATTCATTACCTTGTCTACCTTTGCTCATCTTTTCTCCTTTATAGCAATGCGTCTGCTTCTTTACAAATATCCCACCAGTCTTCCATTTCAGGAAATGTTTCTAAGAAATCTGTGTTTCTTCTGGTATCATGTTGTGTAAAGAATTTGTAAAAGTTTGCTCTTGCTTTTGTTATTTCTTGCTGTGACATTTTTCGGCCTTCTTTCATCCAGGCCAAGTTACGTCTTACTTTGTCTATTTCAAAATCTTTAAATCCTCTATAGTCTATATTTACTTCATCTGCTTGATTTAACTCCATAAAAGCAATACATTCTTCTAGATAGTCTTCGTAATGCTGTGGCATTACTTGTATGCATTGCCATAATGGCGCTCTCAATAAAGGAATATCAAACCATATTCTTTGTTTAGGTCTTATTTCATAATCACAATGTTTATGTCCACCATTGTCTGGTACAGGTATATACTTAATGCCCTGTACGTCTTTGGCATATTGATCTCTAAGTTCTAATATCCATTGTAAATAATCTTTTAAACTTGTCATACTAAGTGAATTAAATGTGTTAATAAATGTTATTGTTGTATTATCTGTTTCGCTTAATATTCTTTGCACGTTATCTTGTAACATGCGAAAATCCATACCGTTACGCATATATTCTGCTTGTTCTCCAAATCCATCGACACTTACAAATACTGCGAAGTTCTTAGTTGCTGGTGCTACATACCAGTTATTCCCTGAGTTCGGATTGAACTTTTCCGGGTCCTCCCATATTTGTATCTCTTCTAATTTCTGTAGCGATTCGATAAACTTATCCATTAACACCGGCTTAGGTGGACACATATTTGATGTTACGCTCATTTCTAGCCAAGCATTTGGATTTTCATACACATAGTCTAATACTTTAAATGTATTACTATCCATTAACGGCTCGCCCCCTGTCATACGAAAAACTTCTAAGTTTTTATATAACTCAGGCCACCATTTCCAAAATGCAGTAACGTATGGATTATCTGCCTGTGATAGTTTAGGCGGCATCAATCCACCTCTATCTAAACTTTCTATGTTGTTGTGTTCTCCATCTACAATTTTGTAAGGGCCATATTCTTTTATTTCTTTTTCCCATGTATTACTTAAATGAGGAGAGCAGTAACTACATTTTAAATTACATGCTTGGTTAAAGTTTACTTCTACATATCTGGGATTAATATTGCCGTCAGCACCTGCTTCTGCTATTTCTTCTCTGGCATTTTGTGCCCAATACTCTCCGCTTCTGTAAACTCTATCACTTCTACCGTCTACATCTTCTATACGCCAACAGTAACTACATCCTTCTGGACGTTCACCTGCTAACATTTGAGCACGTTGCTCTTTCTTTTCTTTTGTGTTATGTAGTGCAGAAGGATTATCAGCAAGTTCTTCTAAATTTATTTTGTGTGTCGGAGGATGATAGCAACTATGTGTCATGCCGTTAGTAAGGTGCATAGAAACTTGCGTCCACTTTGCGTAACACATTGTAGGACTTATTGCGTCTAACTGTTCCTTGGCCTTATCTGCGGCTTGATCGTAATTACTCATTAAGTGTTGCCAATGAGTCCTTTCTCTAATAGATCTTGAATTTGCCTTTCAGTGATCATTGCACCCCATCTTTTTGGGTTTACAAATGTTGCTTTGAAAAATTTACTCATTTGATCGTTGGGTTCGAACAGCATCATGCCTTGCACTTCTTCATTTAATCTATTGCCAATGGCAATAGTTTTTTGTTTTAGATGCTCGTCATTATCTATATAACTTTTTTCTTTTTCAAAGAAGCCTTTGAACCAATCGTAGTCTGATATTTGATTTGTGTCCCAATCACTAAGTACTGTTTTTTCACATCCAAGTCTTGCTCCGTATATTGCCCACCATCCGTTCTCAACGTCTGTGCCAACATTACACCAAACATTTAATCTGTTAAAGTTGCCATACCATATGTCGTCTTGAAACTTATGTGGTTCAACACGTCTACCTTGGTCTAAACTTAGTTTAACACCTTCTCTAAAGCCGGCTCTAAAGGCTTGGAATGGACTAGCAGTTTGGTGTACTTCTGAGAATATATCATTCATTTGTATGTAGTTAAGTTTCCAACAAAACTCCATACCTTCACCGTCTGTGGCGGCTTCGTGTGTGTTAATACTTTTTGTATATTCCTTGGGCCAACACTTTAGGCCACCGTTGCCATACACTAAGCCATTCAATAAGTTCTTAGCATTCCAACTGAATATGCTTTCTGATATATCGTTACCGTCATGATCTTTTTCTGGGAATTCTAATTCTTGATTAAAGAATTCATCCATAACAATATTATCACCATCTACTGTGATAAAACGATCTGTTTCTGATTGATTTGCACATTCCTTATGTGCGGCATCAAAGCCTTTGACTCCGTGTACACGTTTTGCCCACGGCACTTTGTTTAGTAAGTCTGCCCAATTTTCTTCGCAGTTGGGTTCATCATAACTAATGTAAAATATGTCTAGTTCTGTGACGTCTATTTTTGCCATATGTGTGTCCTAATAATATACACATATTTATCATGATTTTAAATAGGTACTATGCGACTCTGATATACTTGTCGAATAATTTTCTAGTGTAGATACTTTTGTTGGTTGAATCATTATTTAATTTAAATACTAGTTCATCATTTTTAAATAATTCCAACAAAGGTATTTCTATACTGTCATATAGAAAATGCGGATCGTTAATACTGGTAATATACAAAGCCATACGTTGTTCGCCTTTAAAAGAAAAATTATTAATGTCAATACTATTGGTAATATTAGAACGCAGTTTTTCGCTTAGTGATACAGTTATTGTATCTTTTACTGCTTGAACTTTTACATCAAAGTCTGTGTTTTTGGAAAGTCGTACCTGCGATAACATCTTAGATGCTGACTTAAATTTTTCTAGTTCAACTACTTTATTTACAAAAGAAAATACGCCTTCTTCGTTAGGATTTGTTAATACCAAGAAGTCATTAATTGTTTTATTATTATCTGGGTTTTCAAATATGCTACATTGCTCATATGTAAATACAGCATGATTAGATTCTACATAGTCATCAGACTCTGCCCTGCCATAATAGACAATGTTGCCTTTGTCATCAAAGTAAACATGTCTGTCACTTTGTCGCTGGGCCTTTCTAGCCTTTTCTAAGTCCTCTAATTTCATCTTCTAATGTCTCTATAATATTATTTGTTAACCATTCCTTGTCTACATAATGAAAAGGATAATGTTGTTGAAAGTTCCCTACTTTAAAGTTAGATACACTACTAAAATAAGTAGGTATACTTAATGTCCAACGTTCATCTAGTAATGAGCCGCCTGGCAAATCTTGTATAAAACTTTTCATATGCGTAAACGTGGGCATATCTGTTAAATCATCAACTGTTGTTTCGTTTTCTAGACCTAATAGTTGTATTGCAAGAGCATATACAACATCAGCACTTAACTTATCTGGCTTGCCGTTTGGCATATATTTAAAATAAAACCTTTGCCAATTTTCAAAAATTAATTCAATCATTTTAAAAAGTTCACTTGCTGTTTCTGATTTTTTAAAATAAAAGAATGCTGTATATATGTTTGGCATATTATTTTTTATGAAGTATTCTCTGTAATATTTATTACTAGGATCTGCTGGTTCGCCTCTAAAAGTTTTGATGTTTGTAGTTGCCCATATATCTTTTTCTTTTAGTGAATCCCACCAATGACTTACATCTGATGGAAATATCATGTCAGCATCTAGTATGACTGTTTCGTCATACGGTGTCATATAATAGTATTTCCATTTGTTATCTATCTTCCAAGCAGAATCTTTTGCATCGTCTGTCCATGGAATTTCAATTACTTGATCAAATACTTTTTTGTATTTTTCAGGTACTGTACTTTTATCTTCAACACATACTGCTAAATTACTTACTTTGGATTGTGTAATTTTTAAACTAAGTGCAAGAGCATAAGCCATTCTAAGATAATTTGTATCTTCTGAATTTTGTGCAATTACAATATACCCTTTAGACATCTACTAACTCCGGCTTAACGTGTTCTTCGAAATACATTCTATGACCTATTTCGTTTGGGTGACCTCTATATTCTGCCCACACATCTGGATTAGTTTCTTCATACTTGATTACTTGTTGCCTTATACCTGGTAAGTCAATACTGTTTTCAATATGTGTTGTAAGATGATCGTATAACCATGTATGAGTTGGATTTAAAACTCGTTGTCTGTCGGCCTCGTCCATCCATGTAAACATTACTTTTACATTATTCTTATCACAAAAATATTTAAGTAAACTGTATAACGATAATGTATTTAATATATCTGTATAACTGTTTTGCAAATTAGTGTAATACTCTGTTGATAAATGATGTAAGTCAGGTGTTTCTCTTGCTGTCTCTTGGGTAGTGTGCCATGGTGCTATACTTACCCAGCCATTGTTTTCTTTTGCAGTTGCATTGTAATCTGTAAATGTTCTAGGATAGACCACTCTGTCACCTATAAATAAATTTGGATTTTCGATTAATTGTTCTTCACCAGAAATAAAAGCATATCGATGTATCATGCTCCATTGTACTATACCTAATATATCTTCACCTGCAACACCGTCATTGAGTTTTTGTCGTACAGTATTCATAAAACTATGTGCTATGAATTGATTGCCTGTGCCGCCAATACCGAGTGATATTAATTCACAATCTAAATATTCTGCAACAAAGTTATTCCATAGTTTATGTGGTGTGTTTTGTACATCACTAAAACTGCAACCTGCAGATATAAAATATTTAGGCATTATATATCTCCAATAGTTTGTCAGCATTTCGTTGTAATGCCCATTTATTCATAATGTGTAAGTCAACATCTTTCCATCTTCCAAGTTGAAAGTCTGCATTTGATTTTGGCTTTTCTAAAAACATTGTAATATCGTTTACAGCATTAATTTCATGTATGTCGTCCCAATCAAATGTTTTGTACATTTTTTCTATTGGTAATTGTTCTTGTGCTTCGCTTTTAAAACCATTCATTACATGTGCGGCAACACTAAAACTGTAATCATTTCTGTAAAGCATACCTGGTATCTCATATAAATCCTTATAGTAGTTCCAATTCTCTTTTACATCTTTTACTACATCGAAAAAACTTTCTACATAAGGTGTCTTTTTAAAATAAACAACTGTTGCCCAGTACATAGACACACCAAAATCACTTATTCTTTTATATGATTCTGTTCTAGCAAATTGTATGTCTTGAACATCTCTGTGCATCATCAAATCATTTTTATGACCCCAACATGCATTAAGACTGTCACTCATTACAAGATAGTCAACATCCATTACAATAGTTTCATCATAAGGTGAAATATCATATGCATCGCATCTATTGGCGTTATAAAATGGTAATACTTTTACACTATGATTAGTGTCTCTATAGTTTCTATGATTTTTTGCTTTGAACTCTAGATCTTTCTCAGCAACAATTATGTTATCAATATAATCTTCTACTTTGATATTCTTTGATGTATAATCGTAAGAGTTTTGATCTGTGACTACTGTAATACTATGCTCACCAAGATTGTGTCTTATCATACTTGCCGTTACGCAGGCAATTTTAAGATACTCGATCTCCTCATTGTTATGAGCGTATAATAAAAATCCTTTAGTCGTCATCGAGATCTATGTCTATTAGTTTATGGACTTTGCGAGCCTTCCTTAACTTGACATATTCTGCATGATAATCATTTGTGACCTCAAAGTACCTACTCAGAAGTTCGTCTAAGAATTCTGATAAGTCTTCAATTTGAATAGGGTTTTGGTAATTGTCAATGAGTACACTTTCTGTATACTCTTTTTCAATTAATGTATTGACAAATGTAATTAGTTCTTGTGATACTGTGAATGTACCACCATTTGTAGAAAGGATAAGCCTCGTTTGAGTTTTAGATCTTAACGAGGCTATCTGATTATTTAATGTTTGCCTATAATTGGCGAATTCTAATGCTTTGGTTAGTCGCTCACTCATACAAGTCCTGTGTTGTGTTTATTTACAAACTATTTATTATTATAAATCTGAGTTTGTAGTATAAGTCGGCGTAGCAACTGTAACTGCATAACCATTAGGTAAAGTACCACTATTTGGTCTATACTGTCCAGCAACACTTGTTAAAGTTCCATCAACACTATCAAAGTATCCTCTACCTGTGTGCGAGTCACCAAATGTAATCAAGAATTGAATACTTGAGGCATTTGGAGCCTTTGCTTGTATTGAATAATAGTTAGTTGAGTATGCACCTGAACCTGCTTTGGTATAGATAGTCTGATAACTTGTTGTTAAATCATACATACCAATACTTGTAGTAGTTCCTGAACTTGCTGTAGTCTGAGTAAAATTCATTTTAACTGTGCCAATAGCACTTAACATGTTTGTCCAGTCAGTGTTTTGGTTATTAGTCGATCCACCGCTTCTACTTGCTGTAAAATAAATACTTCCACCTGCATTAAAGAATGAATTCCTGTGTGCTTCATTAGAAAATGCTACAGAGCAATCATGAGTAACTGTAGTACTCCATGCGGCTGTTCTAGTGCTGGTATCTTTTGCTTCTTGCGACAAGTATGAACCTGAAGCAGTTGTTCTGCCATTATACCCATTAGTAATTGTGGATTGAATGTTATTTAAATCAGTATCTTGAATAGTTGCGGCGTTGGCTACATCAGAAACATTGTTACTTACACCTGTGTAAACTGCAATATCCTGAGCGGCATTAATGATATCATTGGTGTTTGTGTCGGTAATTGTTGCACCTGCGGCTGGATTGTAAACACTCCAACTTTGACCCCACCCTTCCTGAGTGCTGTCTTCAGCAGTTCCAGTAATTAATAAAATATTATTTCTTGCAATATCCCAGTCAGACGCAGTTATTGTTGCTCCTGCTGTTCTATTTGTCATGGTTGATAATGCCATTGTTTTTCTCCTAAATCGATTTAGTCGTTATCATGTGATAACAAATTGTACAAATGTATTTATCAAAAATTTTAGATTATGTGTCTTGAGTAAACCTTTTTGTCCACAATGTAAGGCTGTATTTAACGCCTTCTTCTAGCGGTTCACACACATGAGGATGTGTAACTTGCCCAGGCCACATCAGCATTAAACCTCGTGGTATATGCCTGTTTGTAAAATGCTGTCTAGGAAAAGTTAATTCAGCACCTTGATAATCGTCATTTAATTTAACACTACCGCTGACCATACTAGCATCATTATGTAATGCTAATTCTGTTTGTGTATCTAAACTATATCGCATGGCAAAGAAGTCTCTTATACCGTACATGCTCATTGGAGGCCAGTATGCTTCCAACTGCGGCCATATGTTTTTAGTTAAATGATTATCTAAGTACTTGTATAGACTTGGGCATAATGTCTTGATTCTTATTTCTTGTGCCGGATAGGCGTCATCTGGTCTTGACTCCCAACCGCCTCTGGCATCACAGGCACCAATTAAGTCATCGCACATCTGAGGTGTCATGTATTCAAATGCCACAATGTTATCGGCTACTGTCCATATTTTATTGTATCTGGCAATGTTAATTGGAATAACAGCACCCTGATTTAGTATTAAATTTACTAATCTTGTGTATGCTTCTTTGTCTTGATCTCCACCATTACCATGTAGCACACAACTATAACAACCTGTTTCTGAATTGTAAACTTGATTATTATCTGACACACTTAAACTATTTGCACTACCACTTACACATTGAAAAAGATAGTTTTCTACATCTAATCTAATATTGTATTTGCCACTTAAAAATAATTTTTGGTAATAAAGTTGATCGTCATCTTTTTTCTTTATATCGTTTTTGAGCATTTCTTTTATAACAACTGCTCTCCCAATAAATACACCACTGTTTAAATATCTATTTCTTGTGTGTACTTGTGGAAATTGATCTGCAATAGTATTATCAGGCCATATTATTGGCTCTGCGGCAAATACTACATCTGCTCCAAACTGTTTAAATCTTTTTATTAATTCATTTTGATTATCGTTTATAACTACATCATAACCATCTACAAACATTACTATATCATGGTCGTCGACATTACGCAACCTACTTCTTAAATAATGAACTTTGTGTCCGCCTCCGGGACCATCAGCCATTACACCACCTTCCCATGGCTCGCCAACACCTAACATTTCTAATTCTAGACCATGTACTTCACAACTTTTAATTAAGTTTTCTGCTTTAAGACTTTCTGTTGCAACTGTAAGTAATTTAAAATTTTTCCATTCTTTAAATGTAGTTGCGGTTTCTGTGTCGGTTCTGCCAATTTCTGTTTCTCTTTTGTATGGATGAAAAATATTTTCTTTGTATGCTAGACCTTTTAATTTTGGTAATTCTTTAAACTGTGGATACTTGTCTAACAAAGGACTGGTACCTAGCATCATTGGTAAGTATTCATCTGCTGGTATTAAGTTATTTAATCCTACATCATTTAATAACATTTGAGCACCTTGAACACTTAAGGCATATCCGGCTGTCCAATAGCAGTATCCAGGCGTTTCAAATAAATCATCAAAGCCTACCATTTCCATATCCATATTCCACTTAGACAAATAGACTAAATCAAACTCATCAAGTCTTTCTTTTATCTGTGTTAAATTATATTTGTCACTGCTGTGAAATAGATCATCTTCTAAAACAACACCTGGCTCGCCGCTCTTAACTATTCTAGACCATGCTACTATGTGACTAAGAATACAACCAACTTCTCCTGTAGTAAGCGGTCTGTCTTCTAATGGGTCTAACCAATTTTTGCATACTTGCATACCGCTTTTGAGTACTTTGCTATAATCGACTAAATTACCGTCTACTGCTTCAATTCTTTCATAATCTGTTATTTCAAGTTTAGCAAACAAATCAATCATGTTTTGATTACGCTCAGGTCTTCTTTTTAAATTTATATAATAATGTTTCATCGCCAATGTGGTCCTTCTACCCAAGTTACTAAACTGTGTCGTAATCCGCTGGTTACTGGAGTTACTCTATGCCTGTGAAAACTAGGAAATACAATTACGGAACCTTTATTGAATGCTCCATCTGGTAATGCCGGCAACGTATTATCAAATTCAAACTTACCACCCTCGTATTCACTAGGGTCTGTTAATTGAAATATTATACTAAGTTTTCTATGAAATGCTCTGCTTTCGGCCCAGTCTACATCATGGTGCCAATCATACTTACCTGGATTGTCTGGGTCGCCAATATACTTTGTAAACTGTATATCGTTTACATATCGTAAATCTAAATCAAATGAATCTCTGTTTGCCTGGTTGGCGTAGTGCCAAATTTCTTTGGTTATTGCTTCTTCTGTTTTTGGATTGAGCCAACGTATTTCGCTTTTGCGATACGTTTCGTCATGTGTTGCATTTTCAAAACCAATAACTGCATCACGTGGTTCATAGTTTTCTAAAGCATAATTAACAATGTAATCACACCAATCAGAACTTAATGCTGAATCAAAAAATAGCCAATAGTCTCCTTTCATACTATTAGTTATCTTAACCTAGGGGGAATTTAAAAATTATTTGACGCCGATTACTACTTCGACTACATCATCATCAAAAGTGTCTTTGTCTTGTAGTGCTCTACCAATAACACATCTCATGTCGTATTCGTTTTTCATTAATGCTTTTGCATAGCCTGGTTTAGTACCACTTACAAGTCTTTCACCTTTCTTTATACGACCTTCAACTTTAACAGGTACTCTACCTGTTAGTGCTACTGCAACACCTTCTGCTTCACTGTTCATTAGATAAGCAGGGTTAGTACTCACTACACCAAATACTTCTGGGTCGTTAAATGAAGTTGTTTGTGTAACTTCTGCACTACCGCCTAGTTTTACAACTGTACCTGGTTCGTAGTCTGCGTCTGCAGAATATATCTCAGCCAAGTCAGCATATTGAGCCGTAGTTGCTGTACCTTCAAAATAATTACCAATAACATTTGCACTGGTTGTTATATTTTCGCCTACAAATAATCTTTTCTCTATTACTGCACCACCGGTTGTGTAAAATGATGCACTTGTATCTGACGCACTTGTTGGATTAGCAAGATCTTTTAATTTTAATTTCCATAGTTCTGCGTCTCTGCCATCAATAGTTTCGCCTACATATAATTTTTTCTCAATTACTGCACCACCATCAAGATATATTGGAGCACTTATATCTGAATTACTGCTTGGATTTGCTGTACTTGTGAGTCTAAGTAGACCAGCAAAGGTCATATTACCAGAAGCATTAATTGTATTAATATATAAATTATTCCAATAATTTGTACTGGAACCTAAGTTATATGTTGTTGTTGCATCTGGTATTAAATGTGATTTTAGTTGACCATTTATTGTAATATCGTCGGTGTTATTATCACCAAGTATCACCGAGCCGTTTAGTGTTGTTAAACCTGAGTTTGTTATACTTCCAAATGAACCATTACCTGTAAATATTGCAGTAGTACCTTTAAAAATAGTTCCGTCAATATTACCTGTTATTGCCGCTCCACCTGATACTGCTAAACTGCTTGATGTGATAGAACCAGTAGCAATAACATTACCAATGTTAATATTACCTGAGCCACCTTGATAATTTGTAACTCTGATTGTGTTTACTGTGGCATCGCTGATATTTGATGTTGTAATAGGAAATGCTGTTGTACCAATTTTTGTTGTAACGTTGGCGGCAGTTGATCTAACTTCTGCTGTGCCACCTGTTTGACCTAAAGAAAGTATACCATTTACATAAACATTTTGCCATCTATTTGTGCTACTACCTAAATCAAATGTATCACCTGAGTCAGGAATAATATCACTTGATGATGTAACAATAGATGTAATGCCAACATTACTAGCACCTATAACTAAATTACCTGTAATGCCGTCTGCTCTATAGGCTCTGTCTGCTAATGCTATAGATGTATTAGCATACTCCTGCCTTAAGTTCATACCAGGACTGATTTCAATACCAATACCGTCTGCTTCTGCTAATTGATCATACCAATTATATGCATCACCATGAGATGAACCTGCGACATCCTTAACAGTGAATGCTGTGTGATCACTAAATATAGCCATGATAGTTTCACCACCTGGCCTTGTGCTACTAGTTTCACCGTCATTAACATATACTAATGCACTAACGGCTCTTGGAATATCACCGTTGTCTTTTAAGAATATATTTCTTAATTTAGTACCATAAGAACTTGGTGTATTTAAATTATTTACATTAGTGTATTCATTTGATATTTCACCAGCATAACTACTGTCAACATAAGCAACACCGTTGTGTATTTTTAATTTATCATCTGTTGTGTCAAAATACATTGCTCCGGCACTTGCACCGTCTGATGGTGCACTAGATGATATAACTGGTGATGTTCTTACCCATGTTGATGTATTATCTTTATAAACTCTTAAAACTTTTTCTGTGGTATCGTACCAAACTTGACCTACTAATGTTGTATTAGGTGTAGGTGCTAAAGGACTTGCAAAGTTTTCTAAATGTCTTAGACTGTTTTCTGCAAATACCTGGCCATAGTTAGTAACATTCTTACCAACTAATTTTAGGCTAAAAATATTATTAATTGTACCGTCTTCTACAGTATAACTGACTCCTGTACTTGATGTAATTGTATATGCCATTATTTAACTAGAGCCTCCACTGTTCCAGCACCTTCGTCTGTTTTTTCCGTAATTGCTATACCTATGCAACTAGGTCCATTAACGTTCATGTTGTTGACTGCCGCTTCGGCATGGCCTGGTTTAGCACTATGTACTAGCACATCACCTTTTGATACTGCTCCTACTACTTTGACCGGTACCCTACCTTTAAGTGCAACCGCTGTTACATGGTCGCCTTGTAATTCTGAATTCATTAAATATGCAGGATTATGTGATACTACTCCTGCTATTGACGGACTTGCTTTTACATCAGAAGTTGTTACTTCTGCTTCGCCGCCAAATACTAAAATTGTTCCTTCTTCATATTCAGCATCTGCCAAATACATTTCTGCCAAGTCAGCATATTGAGCCGAACTTGCTGTTCCACTAAATGTATTTGCATACATAGTACCAAACTTAACACTACTCGAACCTACATTGTAAGTTCCAGTTGGGCCTGTTGCTACAATATTTTTTGTTGTAATATTATTATCGGCTATTGCAGTTACTACTCTTGCTGGCGTAAAGTATAAATTTGTTGATCCTTCTGATACATCGTCAGTACTACCACTTAATTCACTTAATGCATCTTTTGTTGCAATTTGTGTAGCAATGTATGCCTTAACTGATTGCTGAGATGGCGCTCTGGTTGAACTGTTGGTAGCAAAAGTATCTTCATCTATAAGATTGGCTTGTATTCTAGCATCTGCTAACGTATTAACTTGTGCATCTGTTCTTTGTGTGAAACTGATAACACCAGTACCGCTATTGTATGATAAGTCACCGCTGGCACTAAGATGTGCTCTTACTTCACTAGCACTCGGACCTGTATATGTAAATACGCCACTACTATATGATAGGCTTCCGTCTCCGCCACTGTCGGTTACTGAAAACTTGCCCCTAATAGTTGCATCGGATATACTAAACTGTCCACCCGAATATGTTGTGTTAGTACCTGCTGAAA